TTATGCAGCGTGCTCTGATTCCAAGCTTTCCATCCATTTCTTCAAGCTTGATTTGCGAGCCGCGACAGTGCCGCCAAGTTTGAAGGATGGGATGATTTTATCGTAAACCAGTCGATATACCTGACTGCGTCGCACTCCAAGATGAGCAGCAATGGCGTCGGCACCCATAAGCAGATCGGCTTCATTGTCGTTTTCATGGTGCATGTTGATTCCTCATAATTTCATGTTGCGGGGGAACAAAGATTCCGAGTGGGCGTTATTGTTTCAGTTCCCCAAAACTGAGGAAATTAAGATGACGCCACAAATCGCAATGGCAGTTAACTTCTATTATCTGTCGGAACAGCCAAGCGGCCTTTGGGCCGTCAAGGAAACTGTCAGTCAACAGGCGGTTTCTCTCAATGGGCAACTATGCTGCTCTCTTAAGAAGCGCGATGCTGAAGAGCTGATCGACTTTCTGAACAACCTGGATGCATCGTTGGCGGCGTGACCATCTACTCACCGCCTTTCAGGGCTTGGCGACCGGAAACATCTATGGCGAACACCTCGACGGGGTTCGGGCCGAAATGTGGATGGGTGATTGTCTTGCGAGCGAAGCCACGCCATGGAAGTTCCATACGGCGTTCGGTATCACCTCGCTTCGGATATCCCTTTGTCAGGACGATGCCGCTAAAGCTACGATGTCCAGTTGTTCTGCTTCCGACCACATACAACCTTCCCCTCCAGTAAGCGTTCGCAAGCCGATATTCCTCGGTCTTTGTGCCGTCACGGATTGCGTCGAAATATTCAGCCTTCAAGGCAAGTTGCAGCTTCATTCGCCCTGCTCCCCTAGTGGGCTGGCGTTGATCATGGCTCGCCATGCTGCGTTCGCATTGATGTGCGTGAAAATGCCCAGATTACGGCACCGATCAAAGTAAGCGTCGATCATTTCCTCAGTAGGCTCCTGCAGCGCGGCGAGGATAGTGGAAAGAATGGCATTAGCCGTTACCGTGAAGTTATCCTCCTGCACGAACGCGGCTTCTAGAATGTCCTCGACTTGCTCGATCAGTTCCTTACTCTCCATGGCTGGCCTCCTTTGCGCGCAAGCTGAAAAGTGTAGCAACGGTTCCTATGAAAAGCCCAACAAGCGCGCCGAAACAGAACATCAGAAAAAGAGCTAAACCCACAGGAATGCCAACAGTCATTGTTCACTCTCCTTTGCGCGCAAGAGGGCGATGGACTTGGCGCGACGTTCCGGTGTTTTCGTATGATCACGCGCCCAAAATGTTTCGCACATATCGTCCGTTCTTGTGAAAACCACTTTCGTGCCAGCGGCGTTTGCACGGGCGGATTTATAAAACTTGTCAGGTCTGAAAAGCGCCACCTCGACCAGAACATCAGTCTCGTTATCAGGCCCGTCCAGCTTGGATAGTCTGTCAATGAGGGTCATCACCAATCTCCCCCATCGTTTGGTATGTCGAAAGAAGCGACGACATTCTCGCTGTCCACGCAACCTAAATCGTTCATCACGCGCTCGCCTTTACTGCCAACTCGGAGCACGGCAAGACTGCCGCCTGTACAGAAAACCCACAGGCTTGACGGCCAAATTTGTTCAAGTTCCTTAAGAGTTTTGATTGCTCGGTTCTCTTCGGAGGTCATGGCTTGGCCTCCAAGGTGGCGCGGGCTGCACGTATCGCGCAATCGCTGCGGGGATTGGTAAAGATGATGTCCAACGCCTTTCTCGCCGCCGTGAGTTGGGTTTCGAGGGCTTGCTTTTCGAGCAAAGCTTGCAGCGTGTCACGAGAATGACTGTCCCGAATTAACTCCAACTCCTTAACCCGCGCAGTCAGCGCCGCGTTGTCGGCTCCAAGATCGATTGCAAGTTTCTTCCAATCGTCACGGGATAGTTTTGCATCCTTGATGCTCTCATCCTTCGCCGCAATGATGGCCTCGGCCTGTGTAAGGGTGACGAGTTCGCGAGTTTCATACTTCCCGTAAGCTTTACATTCATCGGCTGTCCAATCAGACGGTAAATTATCCCAATGACCGTTGCGGGGAATTTTGTATTGATAAGCAACCGTCTCCAACCCCTCGACCGGCGCGGCAGGGCGGGTGTTAAGCGACCCAGCAAGTTCTCTAATCATAGCTATTGCGGTAGCCATGTTGTAGTGACCAAAACGCAAGTCATCTGCCAACTTTTCAGCGCGTTCTTTAAGCGTCTGCATCGCTGCCTCCTGTCGGGCGGGTGGCGGCGTCAGGGTTCCATCCAATCCATTTTGCGTTGAAGTGTTTCTCGCCCGCTAGAATACGTGAGCACAGCTTGCAGGTGATGACTTCGCCGGCATCCGCAATGTTCGCGTCATCGTTGGAGTTATCAACGCGACCGCAAAGCGTGGTGCTCGCGACGCCGGTTCCAAAGACTGGCTTGAAAATGTGGTGGTGAGTTACAGTTTTCATCCCGCCACCTCCGGCGAGGCTGGGAGGGGCGGCGCATTGGCTTAAATATACGGTTATATTTACCACCGACTGACCAGTCCCTATTTAGAAGCGTCCAAGTGACAGCATCGTCCTCTAAATATTCGTCTGTAGCCTTGATAATCTCACCATCTTCAAGAGCGCGATAACGGCACCCATCCGCTACAGGCCGGTCAACGCCCATGTCAGCAAACACGCAACCAGATGATGGGATGACCTCGATACTATCGACCCCATCCGCTACAGCATGAGACGCCGCTTGATCGGCTTCATTGTCGGCGCTTTCCCATCCTTCAGACCAGTCTTTTGCCTTGGATGTATCTTCTGTGAATGGGTTGTCATCTTCATCTACCCCAGCCTGTCTCGCTTCGAAGCCAGCTGCAAAAGGATCGTAACCGGGGTTTGTCAGATACCAAGGCTGTTCCGCTACAGGCTGAGACGAGAGAAGGCGGATATAGTGCTGCATGGATTGATGAACGGTCGAGCCGTAACAGCCACATTCGCGACCGTCACAGCACAATTGCCGGTCATACTCGCTGTGAGCGTCGATAACTCCGCAAGCCGCTTCCAGACCTTCCCGAAAGCTTTCATCCAACGCCTGCGCACGCGGGGATGGGGCTAGTGTGGACATGAAAGGTAAAGCAGAGTCCTTCAATTCTATTGGAACAGGATGTTCTCTTCTGCCCTCGAAGTACGATGCAGCTGTCATCACGCTGCCCTCCGCTTGAAAGGACGGCGATTGTCGTTGGCTGGCCTAATACGACGCATACGGATCATCTCGCCCGTTTTGCGCGACACTTCATATGCAATGTCTTTGATCTTTGCTGCAGTCGCCGGGTCGCTCACGCGATACCAACGGGCGATTGAGAAAATCGCTGCGACCGTCGTACCCTGTGCGATGAACTCGGCGGCGGTAAGGATGTGTCTTACAGACATTATTAGTGCTCCTCGTGTGGTGGTGGTGGTAAGCGTGACGACCCGTGGCGTGAAAACGCGCGGATCGTCGATGGTTGGGAATCTTGGGGCTCATCGGCCCCGTCGCTATCTCTTACGATAAATCATGTGACGCCGAGGCCTACTGCGCCAACAGTCACGAAGAAACCGATGACCACAGTCATTTCAACGGCTTCTCGCGCTGCATATCGCACCCAAGGCATGGGTCGGGCGTGCTTCTTTGCGCGGTAGTCAGGTCGGCGCATTGGCTCGTCGCTGCAGGCACGATTCACTTCGGTCTGCGTGTCCGGCTCCATATCTGCGAGCAATTCCAGCAGGGCGCGGTTCATTACGCAGCCTCCTTAACTTCGGAGACTTCGCTGGCGACATTCTCAACGCTGGCACCTGCCTCGCGGAGTTCAGCAAAGAGTAAGCCTTGATTGCTGGTAGCAATCGCGCCGCTTGTCTGGAAAACTTCGTATGTTTCTCCGGGGCAGAGCTTGGCGAGGCGTGTTGCCTCTGCCAGTGCTTGCTCGAACGAGCCGTGTTCATACGGTAGGGAAGTGGCAACGCTAACGCGGCCGGTCTGTTTACCGCGGCGGAATACAAAGAATCCGCCGCCGATAACTTCGTTCCTGCGAGGTGCTGGCGATCTTCTTCTTCTCGGGGTCTTGCTCATGATTTCTACTCCTCGTGTTTGGTGGATTCAGCAGATTAAGCTGGTGAGGCCGTCTTCGTGCTACTGCTAACACATATACGATAAACGTATTTTAGTGTCAATTCAAAAATACGAAAATCGTATATGACACAGATATACGATTATGCGATATATCTGCTATGGAAACGGATATAATAAAATGGTTCGCTGAAGCGCTTGATGCTTGTGGGTTGACGCAAGAGCAAGTTGCAAAAGAGCTCGGATTAAACCGACAGCCTGCGATAAGTGAAATTCTAAAGGGCAAGCGTCAGCTCAAGGCCAATGAAATGGTCATAATGAGTAAGCTGAGCGGAATGCCACTCCCGGATCGCAGCACAAAGATACCTGTGCTTGGATATGTCGGCGCTGGCGCCGAAGTTTATCCAATCGACGATGGCGATCCGCTGTACGATGTAACCATCAGTAGCGCACTCCCGAAAGACACAGTCGGCGCTATTGTTCGCGGCGACAGCATGTATCCCATTTTTGAGGATGGGGATCTGGTGGCCTACTCAGGAATCGAGATGCTACCCGAAGACGCGCTCGGCAAAACTTGCATGGTCGAACTGCAAGATGGTCGCGTCCTCATAAAAACCGTTCGTCGCGGTGTGGTTCCCGGCCTCTACACTTTAACCAGCACAAATGCTCCGGATATAGAAGATGTAGAAATTGTGTGGGCTAGGAAGTTTGTAATGCGGATGCCAAGGGAATTTTGGCGCTCTCTATAATACGATTATCGTCTGAATTCTAAAGGTCGCATTAGCGGCCTTTTTTCTTCCCTTTTTTTACAAATACGAAAAACGTATCAATATTCGTTGACAGAAATACGAATCGCGTATATCTTCCAATCGTCAACCGACACTTAGAAGGTCGGGACACACAAAAGGAGAATGAATTGCATAAAGAGAAGCCGGAGCTTCCGCGACCGGACAGATAGTAAGTCTGCCAAGTACCAAAGCCACCCAAGACGACCGACCAGGCACACGAGGAGAAGATCATGAACATTTCAGTCAGAGCGCTTTTCACCGACAACAACAAATACCCACCGTAGACCAACAGGAGCGCTGGCCTCGCATATGAGGCTGGCGATGTTGCGCGTGGCAAGATGCCAAAACAGTAAGTTGACGATGGAGCTTTGTCTTGGCCAATCATCTTATTTCTATTGATACGGTTGGCCGTGAAATCAAAGCCCGCATTGAGGCTGGTGATAAAGCATTAGATAAAGCCGAGCAGCATTATATTGCTGCCGGTATTCAGCTTGCTGCTGCAAAGCAACGGCTGTCAGAGACCCGTGAAATGCGATGGTCGGCATTCCTTTTCTCGCATGCTCGCCTTAGCGACGAAACCGCCCGCAAGTACATGATGTTGGCAAATGGCGATACTACTCTGGAAGAGATTAGAGAAAAGAATGCCGCTGCCGTTAAGCGGCACAGAGAAAAGAAATCAGCCTCACAACAACAGCTTTCGGAAAAACCCAATTACGTAATTGGAAGTATTCAACAACAAAATCAACGCACTAGCAATTCACTAGGCAGAATTACAAGAATTGTCGAAGCCATTCAAGCAGCCGGTGACGACGTATTATCTCAAATTGAAGCGCTGCTTAACATCACAGAGGAGAATGTGAATGGCTAGAGCATTAGTCAAGTCAGATCCCAAAAGCCTAGAAATAGCAATTTCTGACATTAAGGCTGGAAATCGTCCTGTCAGCATCCCGCTTACGGATCGTCAACCTGAATATACTGATTATCAAGCGCTCGGATTTGTGCTGCTTGAAACGGTATTGCGTCAAATGACGCCGTGGGAAATCAGCTTCGCCGCAAGCATGATAAGCACCAGTCATCCATCTGCCAAGCAGCGCGAGCGCGCAAAAATCATTCTTAAAATTTATCTCGGTCTAGATATTGATGCTGGAACAACGCCATCTTCCGGCGTGGCTAACGATAATGCGCCTGCCACCGCATCCACGCGCCGTAAAAAATCAGCCTAACACCCATTCTGCCTTACCAGCAGAACGTCATATCTGGATGACGACCAAACACGAACAAAAGCCCTACGCCAGATAGTATGGCGAAAACTAAAAAGGCGGAGTTTGTGAGCCGGCACCACCCGCTGCTCGCTCCGCCCCGTAATAACAGGGCACACGAGGAGGAGCTAAGCTCAACCAAACCCTGTTTTCCTTCGCAGGTACCACCCCGCGCAGGACCACAGATGGCTTCACCAAGGCTATTTGTCAACCGACACCAACCACGAGGAGAGCATGAAAGATTATGAAACCATAGAAGAAGTGCATCGTATGCACGAGGCAGGAGCTAACCCGACCGAGATCGGAAATGCGCTTAGCCTACCCAGATCGACGGTAGCTTCAATTTTGCGTCGTCCTATTCCAAAATCTACAGCCGACCGCGTTGTCGTGCGGTGTGTTTCTAACGGTGGTTGGTCCACGGCCAATCACTGTGTGAGTTATATCGCAATGCCGCGCATTCGAGCGTTGGAAGCCGCGAACGATAACTACGAGCAAAACACAAAACAGCCGGGCGAAATCGCAGCCTGAGCAAAGATGGCCTCTGCGCCGATACAGCGGAATGCAGGCCACAGATCAACCTCCTGACAGGAGGAATATCAATGAAATCCCACAACTTGCATGAGCCACACAAGGCGCATCAAACAAAATTTACACGAACTGGCGAGCGGGACACAACAAACCGCAAGCCTTATCGAACAGCCGCTCAGAAGCTTCATGCCCGAGACACTGCTATCGTTAAAGACGGTCGTTACGTGTCAAACGCGCCTGTGTTGTTCAGCAGAACGCAACGGAGGTCAGCATGACTTGTGATTGCGGCGATTGCTGGGATTTTCCCGGCTCAATTGTGACCCACAAACTGACCGGCTGGAAGGGCGTCATAATCGGCGACCGAGACGGTTGTACGTTCCTCACGGTGCGGTTCTGGATATCAGGCACAGGGCTTGGAACGATGGAAGCTTCGCGCTTCGAAGTTGAACCACCAGCCAATGATGGCGACGGCGGTGGCGGCTCTGAAGTCGGAACCGAAGAAGACAATGTCATTCCGGTTGACTTTACCAAGGGGGTGAAGCTGACCGCAAAAACAAAAACAAAGACGAGGGGAGTAGCGTGATGGCCCCATTCAAAGACTACGTCGTTGAAGACGACCGCATCTTGTCCAGCGAAACAGCGCTGGGCCTTGGCGATCGTTTCGTCATGGGGCTCGCAGTTGTCGCAGCCTTAGCAGTGGCCATCGGCTTTTACTCATGGGTGCTATTGTGAACGTCGTAACGCCAGTCGGCAATGGCACCGGCAAGATAGCGCGTTCGCTTGCTCTGACGGGCTTTACGCTAGCGCTTTTGCTGGCCGTGGCAGGGCTCATCTTCTGGAATGCAGTGCTGCCATTCTACGGCGTGCTTTATTTGTGGGGGAACTGATGGAAACCTTCGACAGGATTCATGGCATCTTTCTTATGGTCGTCGGGTGCGGATTCCTCTGGTACGGGCGCACTGACTTAGCAACGTTCATGACCGCTCTTGCTGGCGTGCATTTCGCCAGAATCGCGGCATTCAAATGACCTACCCACGCTTTCCCACAATGGCAACATCCGCGCCGGTCTGGCTGATTGGCTCACTTGTTTTGCTAGCCATGATGATCGCCATCCAACTTACCCACTGACCACCGACCAAAACCACACGAGGAGTTATTTATGGCTATCAGCCTATCAAGCCTCAAGTCTACGAAGAGAAACGACCCGCCAGTCATGCTTTTGTATGGCGTCGACGGCATCGGCAAGACCAGCCTTGCCGCTGAGTTTCCTGATCCAATCTATCTTGCAACAGAAGGCGAGCGACCGCCGTCTGATGTTGAAATGGCAACGCCAGGCACGATTGAAAGCTTTGAAGATCTGCTGAATATCATTGGCGAGCTGCTCACGGAAGAACATGATCGGCGCACCGTCATCCTCGATAGCGCCGACGGCTTAGAACCGCTTGTCTGGGCTGCGACCTGTGCCCGTCTTGGCATCACCAGCATTGAGGAAGCCGGGTTCGGTAAAGGCTACGTGGAGGCCGATACCGAATGGAATGAACTGATGTCGGCTTTATCCGCCGTGGCGCAGGCTGGCATTTATGTGGTCATCCTTGCGCACCCTGAAATCGTGCGCTTCGACAGCCCTACAACCGATCCATATTCACGATACCAGCCTAAGTTGCATAAGCGAGCAAATGCACTGGTTCGTGAAAAGTCTGACGTCGTCGCATTCATGAACTACCGCGTTTCCATCAAGGAAAAGGAAGTTGCGCGCCAGACAAAGGTCGCACATGCTGAGGGCGGCAAAGAACGCCAGATCCATCTGAATGAAGGTGCAGGCTTCAATGCCAAGAACCGCTATTCAATGCCTGATGCTGTTCCATACCGCAAAGGGCAGGGTTTTACTGAACTGGCGAAGTACTGGCCGGTTGCGAATGACAATGCGGCGCAAAGGGACGCCGCATAATGGAAAAAGCACTGGCAGGACTGGTTACCGTTGCCGCCATCCTTTTCTTTGCACCACTGATCGGCGTTCTCTTCGGCGCGTTCTCGGGATGGGTTGTCGGCTTCTTCTTCACTGAAACTGTGCAGTCATTCCTCACCGCTTTAGGCGTCAATGCCGGTCACTTGTCACTTTGGCAGATCGGCGCTGCGCTTGGCTTCATCGGTGGGTTCTTTCGACCAACCGTGTTCCGCGCAAAACCTTAATCGGCGCATTCATTCTGCGCATTCAAATACCACACCACCAACACGAGGAACTAATACATGGCGAGACTTGGAACGGCGTTTGACGCCACCCAACACGACACGACGCAGTCGGATTATTCCGAACTGCCGAATGGCACATATAAGATGGAGATCGAAGCGGCTGATGTTACTCCGACATCGACCGGCAGCGGCACCGTTTTGAAAACCACAATGAAGGTGCTTGAACCGGCAGATTATGCCGAGCGTAAGATGTTCAGTAACTACAACATTGAGAACAAGAATCCGACCGCGCAGGAGATCGGCCAAAAGCAATTTGCCAGCCTTTGCCGCGCGATTGAAGTGTCGGCGGTCGAAGATACTGACGACCTGCTTTTCAAGTCGTTCACCGTTCGTGTGGCTCTCGGTAAGCCTTCAAAAGACGGCCAGTACCCCGCGCGCGCTGAGATCAAGAAATACTTCTTCCCAGACGAAAACAACGTGCCAGAAGCGTCAATTGACGTTCAGCAACCTACTTCGCGTCCGGTAGCTGCAAATGACAATAGGGCAGCGGCTGCAAACGATAACAAGCCAGCGCAGGCTGCAAAAGCTGCGGGCAGCCGTCCTTGGTCTAAGGGCTGATCTATAACTGGCTACCGGTGCTTTCGCGCCGGTGGCCAACCGAACCGAACACGAGGAGTTTTGTATGGCTTATGTATCCGAGCGCAGACAGATCGATGGTGCGCTTCCAATACGCTTTGACGGCGCCTTCGTTGCTGGCGGCGCAGTAACGAGCGTATTTACAGGCGCTGAAATCAATGACGTTGATCTCTATTTCAAATCTCGCCGCGCATTCGAGCGAGCTGTTTATGATGCATATGAGGAAGGCTTATGGTGCGTTGCAGCCAGTAAGCGCGCGGTGACGTTCACCGATCAGAGCAACAATATTGCTCAGCTGATGTATTTTGACTTCTTCCCAAGTGCCCAGTCTATTTTTGACGCCTTTGATTTTACCGTTTGCATGGGCGCGGTGGATCTGGACGCGGGCGCCAATAGCCCCGACTCCGGATTTGCCTTTCATCCTGACTTTCTGAAGCACAACAGCCAGCGCTTTCTGAAATTCAATGCTGGTACACGTTATCCACTCGCGTCAGCTACCCGCGTCCTGAAATACCAACAGCGCGGCTACACCATTGGGAAAGGCGACATCATGAAAGTTGCCTTGGCCGTTCGCGGCGTGAAGATCGAAACTTGGGAAGACCTCAAGGACCAGATCGGCGGCGCTTACGGTGACAAGGTTGTACTTGGAAACGAGGACAAACCTTTCACCATTGAAGCGGCTATCGAGGCGCTGACTGTTGAGGATGCCGAAAGTGAACCATGGGTGCAACCGGTCAACGATAATATGCCGGGTAATGCCGAAGCGCTTCTGGAACACCTTGCCGATCTCAATGGCATCGAATTTGTTCCGCCTGAACTTGATGAAGACGGCTGGCCTCTAGCGGCCTAAACCAACCACGGCGCGGTCACCAGCCGCGCCTAACACCACCAACACGAGGAGAAACCCATGCGGGTAACGCTTGATCGAGCACAGCTTGCGCACGCCTTGTCGACCGTGACAAAGGCAGTTGAGGCCAGAACGACAATTCCAATTCTTGGCAACGTGCTTTTGTCCGCGGACAATGGACAGTTGAGCATCACCGGTACAAATCTTGATCTGGAAATCAGCACCAGCTTGCCGGTTCTGGACAGCCAGGACGGCACTGTAACTGTTGCAGGCAAGCTGCTTCTGGATATTGCCAAGAAGGCAACGGGCGACGTTATGCTGGAAGCCGATGGCGATCATCTGGTCATCAAATCTGGAAAGAGCCGTTTCAAGCTGGATACGCTACCAGCGGCTGACTTCCCGTCCTTCAATCGCGGAAGCTTCGATACCACGATCGAGTTCGATCTGGCATCGCTCGTGCAGACTGTCCAGTTTGCAGTAAGCACCGACGAGACCCGCTTTTATTTGAACGGCGTCTTTCTGGAAGCAAAGGACGGCCATATCGTTGCCACGGCGACAGATGGTCATCGCCTAGCGTCGACACGTATCGAGCAGGAAGCATCGTTTGCGTCGGTCATTCTGCCCAACAAACTGCTGTCATTGCTACCGACCGGCGTTGTGTCGGTGTCGCTGTCGTCAAACAAGATCATGGTCGAAAGCGGTTCTACTGTAATCGTGTCGAAACTCGTCGACGGCACATATCCGGATTACGAGCGGGTTATTCCAAAGCCATCAGAGCGTGTCGCTACGCTGTCGGCTAAAGCACTGCGCGAAGCCGTCGGCCGCACATCAGTTATCGCCAATGAACGGGGCAGGGGCGTGCGCTTCTCGTTTGCATCTGATGCCCTGACGCTGAATGTGGCCAACCCAGATCGCGGTGATGCGACTGAGGAGATGGAAGTTTCATTTAGCGCAGAGCCGCTGACGATTGGATTCAACGGTCAGTATGTCAACGATCTCATGGCGGCATTTGGCGCTGATGAAGTCACGATGTCGATGGCCGACTCCGGTTCGCCAGCATTGGTAACATGCGCAAGCAGGCCGGGATATAGGTGCGTAATTATGCCGATGCGGGTGTAGGACCATGAAAAGCGTCTTCGCGATATTCAAGCAGGTCTCACCCGAAACATATCGGCCATTTCGGATCATCGAAACCTACGTGACCTCGGAGGGGATGCGTTCGCGCATCTGCTCTGGCGCGTTCTCCACGTTCGATGCCGCTCAAGGTTGGGTTTCTCAGCTGGAAACTGGTTCGGCTTAATGGCACCACTCCCCATACCACAATCAACAACTGTCGGCGCGATCTACGCTGCTTACGAAGCCCAGGCGAAATCCTGGGACTCGTGGGGCATCAGCGTGGGCGAGGCAGGCACGGAATGCGACAGGGCGCTTTGGTATGGCTTCCGCTGGGCATCTGCTCACGAAGTCCATAGTGGCCGGCAGCTGCGCTTGTTTGAAACGGGTAACATCGAGGAAGACCGGCTCGTCGCTGACCTCGAGAGCATCGGGGTCGATGTATACGGGCAGCAAGACAAAATCCGGCTGGTGTCAGGCTTCGTGCGTGGCAAGTGCGATGGCAAGGCAATGAATGTGCCGGAGGCGTCGAAGACAGAGCACTTGCTGGAGTTTAAATCGAGCAACGCCAAGGGGTTCGCGCTGATTGTTAAGGATGGCTGTCAGAAAGCAAAGCCACTTCATTATGCGCAGTGCCAGCTTGGAATGCATGCCTTCGGTTTGAGCCGGTGTCTATATCTCGTGTTGTGCAAGGACAGCGACAGTCTCTATTCAGAGCGCATCGAATACGATCTGGAATTCTGCTTACGGCTCGTTGCGCGGTGCGAACGCATCGTGTTTTCGGATATGCCGCCGAGCAGAATTAGCGAAAACCCGGAGTTTTTTGGCTGCATGTTCTGCAAGCATAAGGCGGTTTGTCATCATGATGCGCAGCCGCGTGTGAACTGCCGAACATGCCTCCATGCTCAGCCAGAAAGCGGCGGTGATTGCCATATCTCATGCGCACGATGGGCAAAGCCTTTGTCGATCGATGAACAACGCGACGGCTGCCCGGCGCATTTGTACCTACCAGGCATGGTGAATGGTGAGCAGATCGATGTCGACGAGGATGCAGAAACGATCACTTATCGAATGAAGAGCGGTGAGGTTTGGGTGGATGGCGCTAAGGGTTAGGACCAGTATTGGGAGAGGCGAGATCGTTCTTCTTCTACCAACCGGGTCACTTTAAGCGCACCGTCAAGGCATTTTAAGAACATGGCACGGGCGGAAAATAGACTTTCACGACACTCTTTTTCCAAAATTTCCACACTTTCATCAAGTTGCAGTACGGTTTTAAAGTAATGTCTATTAAGCAGAAAAGGGTTTCTACCATTAACAGACAACGGATCGGTTAATTTGAGTAATCTTATCTCCTTTATGGTTTGAATCTCTATTTTATTATCGATGTGTTTCTTCATAAACTCCAGAGATCGTGATGATTGATGCTTAATGGCGGTCATTTCCAATGGCAGATCTGGATCAATTAGGGGAGAAGTATAAGAATTTATTGTATCAATCCGCCGATCGATAAAATCACCAAATGCGCGCAAGTACCCAATGGAAATATTCTCATCTTCTACATATAGGTTTTGGATGGTTTCGGACAGTTTTTCATATGCTCGAAGTACATCTAACTCTTTTTGTACGCTTCGCTTGATAGTCGCCACATGCTGCCTGCGATTAGCATCCAATTGTTGCTTAGCAACGACCACAGCAACCAGAACCGGGATGCCTGCAAGGATCGTTCCGTAGTCTGCCATCAGTTTTAGAAACGCATCGCCAAAACTCTGATGTCGAGTATAGAGCGCGCCAAAAACCATCGCGCAAACGCCGACATAAACAGCTGTCGCCACATACAAAATCGATGAAGAAAACTGCTCGTTTTCTTTTTCTACGTTCTCTTTATCAGACAAGGTAACGCCCCCAACATGCTAACCTTACGAAACTACCAGTCAGAAGCAATAGACGCCGTTTTCGACTATTGGCAAGAGGAGGCAGGCAATCCGCTTGTTGATCTTGCGACAGGCACCGGCAAGTCGATGGTTATGGCGTCTCTTATCCAGCGCCTGGTTGAAGGCTGGCCAGATATGCGCGTGATGGTCATTACTCATGTGGCGGAGCTGATTCAGCAGAATTATCTTGAGTTGCTCGGCATCTGGCCGTTTGCACCGGCAGGCATCTATTCTGCTGGCCTTGGTCGTCGAGATGCGCGCAGTCAGATCGTGTTCGCGGGCATTCAAACGGTGCACAATAAGACCGCGCAGATAGGGCACATCGACGTCCTTATGGTCGATGAGTGCCATACAATTCCCGTGAACAGCAACACGATGTATCGAAAGTTCATTGATGCGCTGCTTGAGATCAATCCAGATATGAAGATTCTCGGCTTGACCGCAACGCCTTATCGTCTGGATAGCGGTCGCCTTGATGAAGGTGAGGATCGGTTGTTTGACCGTGTCGTTCATACCTATGGCGTTGCTGATGGAATCCGCGACGGCTTCCTTGCTCCTCTCACGAGCAAGCCTACCGCCACGGAATATGACGTGAAAGGCGTGGGTCGTCTCGGCGGTGACTACAAGCAGGGTGCGCTTGAAGCGGCGATTAATAAAGCCGACCTTAACGAGGCGGTCGTGTCTGAGATCGTTGCAAAAGGTGCAGATCGTCGTTCATGGCTTTGCTTCTGTGCCGGCGTCAAAGCCGCTCTGGACGTGCGCGACGTGATAAGATCGCGGGGCATTACGTGCGAGGCAGTGACAGGCGATACGCCAAAAGAAGAACGCCGTCGCATTCTTGAGGACTTCAAAGCCTACCGTATCCAGTGCGTGACAAACAATTCAGTTCTTACTACAGGATTTAATCATAAGGGCGTTGATTTAATTGCATTTTGCCGACCAACTTTGTCCTTAAGCTTGTATGTACAAATGGCCGGTCGAGGCACTCGTCCACTCTATAAGGCCGGTGCGCCGCTGGATACGGTTGAGCAACGCTTAGATGCTATTGCTGCTGGACCGAAGCGGAATTGCCTTGTGCTGGACTTCGCCAAGCTTGTCGATCGGCATGGGCCAGTTGATATGGTTGAGCCTAAAGCCCCGAGCGCCGGCACTGGCGATCCGCCAATCAAGATCTGCCCTCAAGAGCCTGATGCTTTCGGGATTACAGGTTGCGGCGAGAAAGTGCATATCTCTCTGATGAAATGCCCATGCTGCGGCTATGACTTTCCTCCGAATGAGGAAGAGAAATTAACCCGACAGGCTGCGGACGTACCGATTGTCAGCACGGCAGAAGCCGAATGGCGCAAGGTGACAGGCAGGACGTTCCATTTCCACGAAGGCAAGGGCGACAAGCCCCCGTCTGTCAAATGCAGCTACATCGCAGGCTATACGCAGATTAATGAATGGCTGTGTCCGCAGCATACCGGATTTGCGCAAAGTAAGGCGCATCGATGGTGGACGCAACATGGAGGCCAGCGGCCGTTTCCAAAGACGGTTTTGGAATGGCTTGAACGCCAGCGTGAACTGCTCACTACTGACGAAATCAGCGTCGTGCCAAACGGTAAATATTGGAATGTGAAAGACGTGCGGGCAGGCCTGATGCTCGGAGCGGATGCCGACAACGACAATGTGCCGGAGCCTGTGAACGACAATGTTTCTATCGGACTTTCGGAGCTGCTCGACGACGAGATTCCGTTCTAAAAAAAGAGCGGCCCGAAAGCCGCTCCTCACTAACTCAGAAAGGGGCTGATTACTTCGCCCAACGACCTTCATACTTGAACTCAGGAGCCTTTTCGAGCGCCTCCTTGGTCGTGTCCATCTTCGCTGACCACTTCTTATCGTTCTCTGAATAGAGAATTTCGACATTCTGCGGTGCGACAGTTACATACTTTTCACCGACGCCGAGGAAGCCACCGACTGAAACGATATAACCTGTAAGATTGCCTTCAGAGATCACGAGATCCTGAATTTTGCCGATGGTTTCATCTTTCGAGTTTACGATATCAAGATTGATGATGTTGTTCGTAAGAACGTCAGTTGGCTTCGCTGTCACAAAGACTTCTGTTTCCGTTGTTGTAGCCGTTTGAGCGTTTGCAAAAGAAGCGAGTGCAACAGTAGCGACAGCAGCTAACAGAATACGACGCATTTAAATTCTCCTAATAAAATCTTGACATTAACGTCGGTGGAGAAATGCGAATGGGTGCATATTGGTTCCAAAAATAAATTTGAATTTTTACGGATGAAGGCTTGCACCGAGTGGCGACGCCACCACAATGAGCATTACCGGCCTCACCAGCTAACCACACGAGGAGTATGAAATGACGGATGTTACCTTCGATCCATATACCATTGCTGCCGTGGCAGAGATGGGCCACAACAACCCGCCAACCTCTGCATATGAAGCGATCAGACAGGAAATCGAAGACCTGTTCGATGAATCTAAGAATTTCGCGGACGGCGAAGCGATTGACAGTGCTGCATTAGCCGAAGCCGTTACCGAACTGCACGACAAGCTGCATGACGCTGGCAAGCGTGCTGACGAGGTTCGCAAGGACGAAGCTAAGCCGCACGACGATGCCAAGGCTGAAATTCAGACGCGCTACAACAAGTTGATCGGAAACACTAAGACGTCAGGAAAAGGCAAAGTCGTGCTCGGCAAGGAAGTGCTCCAAGGGCTGCTGACCCCATGGCGCAATAAGGTTGCCGCCGAAAAGGAAGCTGCGGCACGTGCAGCGCGTGAGGAAGCCGACCGCGTAATCCGCGAGGCACAGGAAGCCATGCAGGCGAGCGCTGGCAATCTGGAAGCACGCGAACAGGCCGAGGAACTGGTCAAGGAGGCGAAACAAGCCGACCGTTGGGCCAAGCGCGAAGATAAAGCCGCTACTACTGGCACTGGTCTGCGTTCGGTCTGGCACGCTGATATGATTGACGAAGGCATAGCTTTGGATTGGGCATATGGCAGAGCACCCGAGCGTTTCAAAGCTGTCGTGCAGGCAATGGCCGAGGAAACAGTGCGCGCTGGTATGCGTCAGGTGCCTGGTTTCAAGGTGCGTGAGGAAAGGGTGGCTAGGTGATGGGTAAGGAAGCAAGGATTAGCGTGAGGGTTGTATAGCCAACGAGGTAATAGGAAAGAACTTATAGAAGTTTCCAAGATGTTTCTTCTGCAGATCGTGTTTCTCGCAGGCTCTCTCGACGGATTCTTGATCAAAGTTGAATGAAGAAAGAACGAGTCGAGGTTTAAACTCAGGATTCCCGCCAGCTTCCTTTCCGATTTGGCTAAACATCTGAAACAAACAAGTAGCATATCCAATTTGATACTGACGATTTAATCTGAAGTAATCGTTGTTGGTTGTGCAACGTCGATTGAAATTTTCTGTGTGCCATTTTACGCGCAGAAAATGCTGCGCAAGCTGCGGGCTTATATAATTTAAATCCCTCAACAACGATGGTTCTGGAGTAGGAATAGGAACAGGAGCCGCTCGTGCAGAATCCCTCGTTATTTGCCGACGATAGTCACTGACCATCGTTCCGATCGTGTAGAATCCATCAAGTGCATTGTCTATACGCCCGCGCTCGCGAGTTTCTCTGAGATGTCTTATTTGTTCTCGTCCCGAAAAAATAACAAATGCACCGCCTGCGACTGCAGCCAATCCCGCGAGTAGTTGTTGGTAAGGGTTCACCCACTTCAACAGGATAATCCATCTCACCCACTCAAGGAATTCAGAGAAACAAGCGCCACTCAGAAACATTCCGCATGTGCTCTCATAGTGCCACGCAACAAATGCCAGCAGCGCCCACGTAGATGCAATGCCAATCGCCCAAGATTTCCACTTTTCCATAGGGCCCCACGCCAAAGAAGAATCGATAAACACTTATAGCAACCACCCCGCCATCCACCAACTGGCGGGTTGCCACACACGAGGAGAGAATGAATGCAGGAAGAGCTACCCAGCGGGCCTTTTGGCTGCGTCCTTGCGGACCCGCCATGGTCTTTCAGAACGTACGGAAAAAAAGACGTTGCGCCGGCACGAGGCCGTCAGCCTTACGGTGTAATGTCACTTGACGATATCAAAGCGCTGCGTGTCGAACAGGTATGCGCTCGCGACTGTTTGTTGTTTATGTGGACGGTTTCGCACCTGCAGGCCGCTGCAATCGATGTGGCTGCCGCGTGGGGATTCAAACCTGTCAGTGTTGCTTTTGTCTGGGACAAAGGCCGCATGGGCATGGGTTACTGGACACGGCAGGAAGTAGAAATCTGTCACTTGTTCAAGCGGGGCAAGCCTCGCCGTCTATCGAAGGGCGTGCGCTCCCTTATCAAGGCTCCGCGCCGCGAGCATTCCCGCAAGCCCGATGAGCAATACGGACGCATCGAGAAGCTGGTCGACGGTCCTTATCTCGAGCTCTTCGCTCGTCAAGCGTGGCCGGGTTGGTCTTCATGGGGCAACGAGTCTGAGAAGTATGTGGCTGCCAATGATAACCAAGATTTGCTGGGGAGGGTGGCTTAATGGCGAAACTCACGAAGGCTCAAGCAAAGGCGCACTCTCAAGCAGTTGCCATCCTTCAGCAAGAACGGTTGTCGGAAGATGATAAGGAATTCGTATATCGCAACTGGAACGAGGGCGCGAACCACGTAAACGGCGCAGCAGGTGCTTTCTTCACCCCATTCGATATGGCTTTTGATTTTGCGATAGATGCTGGCGGCGGTCGCATTATTGACCTGTGTGCTGGGATTGGAATGCTATCTTACGCAATTTGGCAGCGTAGCAGTTTCAACGATAATAGGCCGCAAATTACCTGTGTAGAGCGTAATGCCGAGTATCTTGAGGTCGGGAAAAAGTTGCTGCCAGAAGCAGAATGGATTCACGCTGACGTATTTGACGTTCTCGATATGGGACTGAGGCACTTCGACACTGCGATTAGCAACCCTCCGTTCGGAAACATCAAGCGGACCAGAAACTCTCCGAGATACAGCGGCAAGGATTTCGAATTCCACGTAATTGATATTGCGTCCCACCTAGCAGACTACGGCACGTTCATCGTCCCCCAAATGTCGGCAGGCTTCAATTATTCCGGACGGAATAGCTATGAACGTCAGACCAGTGGCAAAGCCGTTAAGTTCCAGGAGTTGACCGGTCTGCATTTCGATACAGGCTGCGGCGTCGATACTGCTTATTTCATCGATAAGTGGAAAGGCGTCTCTCCAATGTGCGAGATCGTTTGCGTTGAATTTACAGATGCGCCCGTCGTTGCCCAGAAAGTGCAACCGAACCCAGCAAACGACAATGTCCAAAAACCAGTGCAACACAGCCTTTTCGGTGACGCAGCATGACCCATCCGGACCAATGCCACGTCTGCCTCCGACATGCTGTCGGTCTCGGTGTGCAGGAGCACAAAGAACCGATCCGTTGGTTATGTAAGGAATGCGCAGACATTGCTGAGCACATCGTGCACCGCCGCCGCTTGGACCCTTACGAACTGCGCGCCCTTGATACGGGTGTTGAAGCTGTTGGGGCTTTCCTTGGCACTATAGGCAAAACCGACCTTGCTGAATGCGACGAACTCGAAGCGCGCATGCTGGTGAAGGCCGCGTGGGAAGGCTGCGGGCGAGGAATGCTGGAAGCTCTTAAAGCAGCTCCTTTTTAGGAAAGGCGCCATTATAATGAAAAACGAGAACGACAATAACGCACTGCGCTTTTTGTCCGTGTGTAGCGGGATTGAAGCAGCTTCGGTTGCGTGGAATCCACTCGGATGGAAGGCAGTTGCTTTTAGCGAGATTGAGAAATTCCCTTCAGCTGTGCTGGCGCATCATTATCCGGATGTACCGAATCTTGGAGATTTCACCAAGATCGATACGTCCGCACTCGGACGCGTCGATATCCTCTGCGGTGGCACGCCATGTCAGGCGTTTTCCATCGCGGGAGCGCGCAGGTCGCTTGACGATGCACGCGGTAACTTAACCCTAGCCTTTGTGGAGCTTGCACATGAGCTTGCAGCAGGAAATGGACTTCGCAACGTCGTCTGGGAAAACGTTCCCGGCGTTCTCTCGACAAAAGACAACGCCTTCGGATGTTTCCTGGCAGGACTTGTCGGAGCAGATGATCCCTTGCAGTCGCCAGACGGGCCTAAATGGCCAAACTCAGGTATGGTTGCCGGGCCGCGGGCACGGGCCGCTTGGCGGATTCTCGACGCTCAATATTTCGGATTGGCCCAACGACGCAAGCGTGTCGTCGTTATCGCAGATTTTGGAAACGGCGCAGATCCCGCAGCGGTTTTATTTGAGCGCAAGAGCTTGTCAGGGAATACTCCGCCGAGCCGAGAAACGGGGAAAGACATTGCCCCAACAATTAGCGCACGCCCTACAGGCGGTGGCGGACTTGGAACAGACTTCGATTTAGATGGTGGGTTGATTTCATCAACAGGCAGTGTGGCACACTGCCTGAATGCTGGTGGCATGGGGCGACAGGACTATGAAACTGAGACGATGATTGCCTTCGCTCAGAATACTCGCGACGAAGTGCGCATCGTAAATGGTGATGGTTTAATAGCTGGTGCACTCGCGGCCGAACCGGGAATGAATCAGCAAACCTATCTAGCTTTCGACTGCAAGGCATCAGGGCGAAGTGGTTTCGGGGTTGGCGAAATTAGCCCAACGTTGAGGGCCATGAATAGTGTTGATGGCAATCAGAATGCGGGTGGTCAGGTGGCTGTTTGCGCACCTGTCGCTTGGTCCAGCATGCCACAGAACAGCGGCAAGGATTACAAGGCGCTTCAGGTCGACGTCGCGCAGCCTTTGATGGCTGGTGGACCTGTAGGCGGCAATCAGGGTGGCGACTACATCCAGCAGCAATGGGCCGTCCGCCGTCTTACACCTACCGAGTGCGAGCGCCTGCAAGGTTTCCCTGACGAATACACCAATATCCCTTGGCGCAACAAACCTAATAGCCCTGACGGTCCGCGCTACAAGGCTCTGGGTAATAGCTGGGCAGTGCCGAAGTTCCGTTGGATTGGCGAAAGGATTGCTCGCCTGATGCCGATGTCACCAGCCAATGACAATCATTGCACAGAGCCAGAACGCCTCTGCGCATAAAGCCGGTTCAGTAAATCTATCATGTCATCGGCCTCCTGAATATCGAGGTCAGTGACATAGGTGTCATTTACCATAGCCACAAGGCCAGTGAAAATATCAATCACAGACCAAGTGCCGTCTGGCATCTGCTTCATATCATAGCGGGTTTCAGCCATGGACGCGCTCCAAGGATTATTCATGCAGAATAACATCATTCAGCGCGTTGCAGAAGATCAACCGCAGCTTAAGGCAATTGTCCGCTTCCACCTTCGTGCTGCCGTTCCATGAATGTCCGGGTAATTTGCACCAGGCATTCATTCGCCTCTGTCTCGGTGAGCCCTGTCTGAAGCTTACCTTTGAACTCGGCAGGTTCATTTTTGTATGACTCAATAACAGACCAAGTTCCGTCCTGTTCATGGCGAACCTTATAGCCATTCTCAATCATAGTTTCCTCCTTCAGGAGTTCACATGCAGAATATTTCCAGTCGGCAGTTCTCAGAAGACCCAATGCTCGACGTCGCGTTGTCCTATCAGGCACGCAACTGGCCGGTCTTTCCGTGCCGTTACCGCGATGAAGAAATCATTGACCAGCACACCGGCGAAATCGAAATCCTCGCTACTAAAACGCCGCTGACCAGCAACGGGTTCCGTGGCGCGACGCTGAATGAGCGCATCGTCCGTGAATACTGGCGCCGCAACCCTTCCGCAATGATTGGCGTGCCAACAGGTGCGCCTATAGGTGCATGGGTGTTGGACATTGATCCGAAACACGGCGGCGACGAAACGCTTGCCTTCCTTGAGCAGCAATACGACTCGCTCCCAACAACGCTAACAGCAGAAACGACGAGCGGCGGCCGTCACTATTTCTTTCGTCATCGTCAGGGCGTTCGCAATCGCGGCGCGCTTGGTTCCGGGGTCGATGTACGCGGTGACGGCGGTTATGTCATTGCGGCCGGGAGCGTGCCGGAAGTTGGCCTGCCTTATCGCTGGATATCGGAACAAGAGCCGGTCGACGCGCCAGACTGGTTGCTGGATCTCGTGCTGCCACGCTCGTACGAAAGCACATACACCGCAGCACCGTCTGTTAGCGGCACGATCAATGACTGCTATGTCGAGCGTGCAGTTCAGTCTGAGCTGGACGATCTTGCACTTGAGCCGATGGGTAACCGCAACAATCGACTGAACGACGCCGCGTTTCGTTTGGGCACATTTGTCGGAGCTGGCGCTCTGGCTGAATCCGAAGCTCGTGCGCTGTTGCAGGACGTGGCCAGAGGCTGGGGCCGAGACTGGCCGCGCTGCGTTAAGACAATCGACAACGGCCTTGCTGCCGGCGCACGTAGTCCTCGAACAGTGCCACAGAACGACAATGACAACACGCGACTGGTCGATATCAGCCGTATGATTGCCAATGGATTGGCTAAGGCAGAAGCGCGCTCCGAAAGCGAAGAAGTGCCCCAAGAGGCCGACCTCCATTCATCTATAATCAAACCAGTACAACTTATTGAAAAAGTGCGAGCAATCATTGCGACTCCGTTCGTCTGGAAAGACCCGTCTACGCTGCCAAGGCGCGAATTTGCGTTCGGTAAGCACTTCATTCGCAAGTACGTTTCAGTGACGGTCGCGCCAGGAGGTCTTGGTAAAACGGCCAACAGCATCATCGAAGCACTGGCCATGGCATCAGGCAAAGCACTCAACGGCACAAAGCCGCCGAAGCGTCTGAAGGTGTGGCTGTTCAATGCCGAAGATCCGCGCGATGAGCTTGAGCGCCGCATCATGGCAGCGTGCATTCATTTCAATCTGAAGCCAGCTGACATTGATGGGCATCTGTTTCTCGACACCGGTCGCGAGCAGGAACTGGTCATTGCGATCGATGACAAGAAGGGCGTGCGTATTCAGGAGCCAGTCGTTGAAGCTGTTGTTGAAACGATCTCTGAGTTAGGCATAGACGTGATGATCGTGGATCCGTTCGTGTCGACGCACCAGGTCAATGAAAACGACAACGGCGCAATCGACAAGGTGGCCAAGCTCTGGGCTCAGGTAGCCGACCGTACGAACTGCTCCATCGATATCGTGCATCATCTGCGCAAGGTAAGCGACCGCGAAGCAACCGTCGAAGACGCACGCGGTGCTGTGTCGCTGATAGGTGCGGCGCGTTCGGTGCGCGTGCTTAACCGCATGTCGGAAGCGCAGGCGAGTGAGGCCGGCCTGACACACGAAGCTCGGTTTGCGTATTTCTCTGTGACATACGGAAAAGCTAACCTCGCGCCTCTTTCGCATAAAGCTGACTGGCGAAAGCTTGAGAGTGTAGCGCTGGGGAACGGGCAGGGCCTTACCAAGCCTCAAGATCATGCGCCAGTCGTAACGTCGTGGGCTTGGCCGACAAGTGAGGAAGTCGCCGAAACCCTGACTGATGACGAGCGCGAAGCAATCCGGGGCGTCGTGAATGGCGGTACATACAAGCCGGCACCACAGGCCAAGGACTGGGTAGGACGTGCCGTTGCTTATGCACTGCAGCTGGACGTTGATGAAGAAGCGGACAAGAAGCGCGTCAGCATGATCACCAAGGCGCTGTTTGCTGAGGGCTTTCTAATGAAAGTGGAAGATCGAGATCCCGTTCAGCGCAGGGCGATGACGTTCGTGAGAGCAATGTGATTAGCAGAGTACTATGCAATTTAGTTGTTTATTAACTGTATACTAGTGGACATTTCTATCGAGTTTCAATGTGCATCGGTGTTGCCATAATACTACAGACTTTTTGCATTGTTGATATATCTTTAGGCTCAGAAAATATTTTAGCGCTCCGCTGGAGATGGGAGAATAAAATGAACATCAAGTCAATCTTGCTAGCCACTACTTTCGTATTCACTGGATTTGCTGTAGCCAATGCTGCAGATGCAATTCAATACGAAGAACCAGCTCCAGTTGTTATGGCTCCGACCTTCACCTGGAACGGCGCTTACCTCGGTGGCCAGATTGGTTACGGCTGGGGCAAGTCGCGTTCGCCTCGACGGTGGCGTCAACGTCAAGCCAGATGGCTTCCTCGGCGGTCTTTATGCAGGTTACAACTTCGATCTCGGCAACAGCGTTGTTCTGGGTATTGACGGTGACGTAACCTACAACAACCTCAAGGACAGCTACTCTGAAACTTTCCTTGACGGAACAGACAGCGTTGAAAGCAAGCTGCGTTGGTCGGGTGCCGTTCGTGCCCGTGCAGGTTACGCAGTTGATCGCTTCCTTCCATACATCGCTGGTGGTGTTGCTTTCGGAAGCGTAAAGAACACATTGTCGTCGACTGGTGCTGATGGTTCGTTCGAAGCCTCGCAGAGCAAGACCCTCACCGGCTGGACCGCTGGCGCAGGTATTGACTACGCAGCAACTGACAACGTCATCGTTCGCCTTGAATACCGTTATACCGATTACGGCAACAAGGATTACGACTTTGGCTTTGGCGACGGCTCGGTTCGCAACAAGTTCAAGACTAACGAAGTTCGTCTCGGCGTCGCATACAAGTTCTGATTTTTCAGGACCTCACGCACAACTTTACCGCTCAGAGAAATCTGGGCGGTTTTTTTTGTTTAAAAATAGGCTCAGAAGTCGGAAATATTTCGTCTGCGCCTGACTGCCGTATCTATCATTCCCTACGCACGTCTCTATATTATTCGTCGTATTAGCAGCAAATCATCTCCCTCCAATGCTGGCTAGTTTATGGTTAGGTGGTGATATGGAAGACAAGTTCTTCTTTCTGCACGCGACTGGTCAGTCAGTTGAAGAAATTCGATCAGTTGATTGGGCCAATAATGAGTTGGGTAATTCTGAAAGCTGGCCGTTGGCGCTTAAAATAGCTTTGCAGATGATGCTTGCATCGCATTTTCCTAAAGCGATCTGCTGGGGCTCCGAATATATTACTTTTTTCAATGATGCATTTCGCCCAATCTTAGGCAATAAGTCTGATTGTATGGGTAAGCCATTCAGCGATATTTGGGCTGAGGCATGGTCGGAAATCGCTCCAATCGCTCAAAAAGCATTTAAGGGTGAAGCGACATTCATTGAAGATTACCCGTTAGTAATCGATCGTTACGGCTATCCTGAACAATGCTATTTCACTTTCTGCTACAGCCCCATCAGAAATGATGATGGCTCTGTCGGAGGTTTCATTGATACCGTCGTAGAGAGCACAGGCAAAGTTGAAGCTGAAAAGAACGCTGAAGTCTTCAATGCCGAACTCGCGCATAGAATAAAGAATAATTTCAGCATAATAAACGCGATTGCCAGTCAGACATTTGCGGAATCAGACTACGAAAACCTGCGAGCATTTTCTGAACGTCTGCGAGCCCTAAGCAGCGCTCACGATGTACTGCGGCTTGGCAAAGGTTCCAACGGTTCCATTAATCAGATCATGCAAGGCGTGTTAGCCGCCCTCGCTGTTGATCAACGCATAGCGATTGCGGGACCAGATATACTGATAGGTCCCAAAGGCGGAACTGCAGTATCGCTTCTGATCCATGAACTTGCAACAAACGCGATCAAATACGGTGCACTCTCCAATGACGTTGGTCGAGTGAACGTTGTTTTGCAAACCTCGATTGTGGATGGCTCCGAAATACTGACGATTCGTTGGGAAGAAGTTGACGGTCCCGAGGTAGCTCAACCTGAGCGAGCTGGCTTCGGATCAAAGTTAATTCGTATGGGCTTGTTGGGGTCTGGTGGCGTCAAGACTGACTACTTGCCAAATGGGCTTAAAGCAGAAATATCGGCGCCTCTGCATTCTTTGATCGAAGACAAGCGGCATCTCTGAGCTATTTACCACAAGCGATATACAGCCCACTGTCACAATCAAAATACAATCATAGGTAACGCGTAAGTCATACTGCGTAAGTCTCAAAAAACCTGAAAAGACTTGCGCAAAAGCACGCTGCTTTTAGTGCGTAAGAGTTCTTATATAGAAACTTACGCACAAAGCGCGCAGCGCGTAGTTCTATCCGTTTGAGAACTACGCACTTTTTAGAAAATTTCCTGATTGAAAAATACAACCTGATTTGAGGTTGGTTGAAATTATACCGGTTGACGCTTGACCGACGTGTCACTCCCACCATGATGTGAATTGTTCCGCTACCAACGGAAGCCCACCAAGCTGACACACCATGAACACGAGGAGAGACAATGACACGAAGACGTGCGCTGAACGGCGCGTCATCCGGCAAGCCAAAAACCACAACGCAAATTGTCCGGATCAATGGCGTCCGAACAATCATCACGACACGCAACGGCAAGGTCACAACAAAAGCAGCCCTGCCTTTAGAATGGGAACTGCAAGCTGCACAAGTTCGCAGCCTGCGCAGATTGCCAGAGTACGTCCACACAGCGCGAGACGTTCGACCGGGAACATTCACACTAGCTGGAGATCAAAACGCAGCCAAGCGCGGCCCCAAGGCAAGAGCCGAGGCATTAGCGGCAGGTCTTACACCAGGCGAGGCCGACGTGAGGATTTACATCTACGGCGGTGTGCTGCGCCAGATTGAGAACAAGGTCGGCAAAGCCAAGCTTGAACCAAGCCAGATAACCCGCCATCCGTTGCTCGATGCTCTTGGCTTTCCAGTCGTGGTGGTCAGGGCAGTTACCGAGGATGATGCAGCAGCGCAGGCAGTGAGGCTGGTTAAAGGCTGGCTGCTGGAGGCTGCTGTGCCGGAAGCGGCGAATGAAAACCAACCAACACCACATGGGGAGAACATTAATGACGCAGATTAAACCAACGATCGCGACGACAGCCATTCACGGTTGGCACATCCCTGAACGTACCCCAGACGAAAGGCAAGCCGCCAGAGAACGTATACGGCTTGAACGCGCCCGTGAGGTCAAGGCGCTAACAAAAATGCGCCGACGCATTGAAAAGCGCCAGTCTATCGGCGACGATTGGGATGGTCGCGCTGCGAATGACAACATCGCGTGGCCTCTGGCTACCGCGCTAATTAAGGAAGGCAACACTGACCTTCTGAAATACGCAATGATGTATCGTCGCATTCACACGGCAGCTAAAAGCAATGCGGTCCTTGGCGGGTCTTCAGTCATGCTAGGGGATGGGATGGCGATCGATCGGCATATTCATGTCCGACCGAATGGCAGCGTCGCTTACAAGCATGTCAGGCAATCTACTGCCGCCAGCGTGGATATTCCATCTCGCAAGAAAAGTATCACCGACTCCGAAACGCAGCTTTCATCTGATAAATCCGAAAGCGGATACACCAGTGTACCGAAGCCGTGGAGGGGCGATGTGCCTGTCAATGAAATGATTGACGCGCAACATAAGCTTGGTCGGCTGCAATCCGCATTGGGCCATCTGTGTGAGCCGTTCGAACTAGCCTGCATCGACGGGAAGACATTAGCGGAGGTTGGAACAACAGTCGGAATTGCCAATCGAAGCGGAGCGCAAGGTGCAGGACGTGCGCTGGTCCATACGGCATTAATAACGCTGCGAGATATTCTAGGAAATTTGCAGCGACAAGACATAGCCGCCTGACGCATGCGCTGATCCGCTCAAAGCTTGGTAATAGTGGGAAGACAATCTTCCACACTATTCCAAGTTCTGTGCGCACAGGCTGATGCCAGCGACAGACGCTCGGTCAGAGATGAACCGGGCGTAACTATCCAACGACAAGCCATCATCGTTCAGCATGCTTTGTGTGATCAACGACGCTTGTCTACAAATCCCCGGCGCCGTTTCTCCTCCGGCAGACGGGATACGGCGGGTTGAGTAATATATTGGTGCTGAACCAAGTTGCTCCCCGCCGATCAATTCTACATGCCGGTTTTCCGGTTGTCTCCCATGTCAGGCTTATTGCCAGTAACGGATGCATAAAGCATCTTGGCCGTTGCGGCGATCGTGCCGGGACCGTCCCAGAATTCAGCGTGATTTGGTGAAACTGTAATCAAGCGAATATCCGGGTCGTCTTCAGAATCCCAAAATGCTTTGGCGAAAGGCGTCCACAGCTCTTTGATTTTAGCTCGGTCGTTAGACACTTGCGCATTGCCCGCAACGAAAAGGTAATCATTGGCGGATTCGTTGGAGAACGTCAGCTGGACAACCGACTGTCCTTGGATATCAGTTACCTTCTCGCTGTCTACGTCTGCGAGGAAATAGATAGCGCCTTCGTCCTTACGAACGATAGGCGACATTGGCACCTGATTTCCATTCCATCCATAAAAGCAAACGCGGGAATCTTCTGCGATTTCCCAGGCTCGTTGCGGGTCTGAATCGGTCATGTTTGTTTCTCCTTGTTCAGGATGTGCAAAGGGAGTTCTGAGACGTATGTGTGCAATCAATGCACGTTAACGACGACAACGGCCCAGGATCATGCCAGCAAGAACGCCGAAAATACCCACGGCTGCCAATGTAGCCGTTGCAGTGCCGGGATTTTCGCGGGCAGCCTGAAGAACGCGTTCACCTTGATGTCGAGCGTTGGAAGCCACATCCTCAATTACGGAAGATGCCGAAGAAAGTGCATTGTCAGCCTTGTCTGTGGCGGTACCCAGACGGTCGGCTAGTTGTGATGAAAGACTGCTCAGTTGGCTACGAAGTTCGCTGATCTGATTGGCGACGGTGTTTTCTGGTTCGTTGGCCATTGAGGATATTCCTTCTGAAATGATTGGTCAGCAGCGACGGCCGCTTGCTCATTAGGAACGTGTACGAATACATTTGGTTTCAAAGTTTTCGAAAAGATTAGTATCTTCTGGGAGCAGCCCGGTAGCTCGTCAGGCTCATAAACTGAAGGCCGCAGGTTCAAATCCTGCCACCTTGACCAGTTTCATGAAGAACAATCATGCGGAGTGGAGAAGTGGTCATCTCGTCTGGCTCATAACCAGAAGATCGTCGGTTCGAATCCGACCTGCCGCAACCAAATTAAAAAGAATGGCGGACCTTGACCCGCCAGTCATTTGTCATCGACAACGAGCAGTATATATCTGCCCCCTACTATTGCGATACTGACATTTGCCATTACGAAGATTGCGCACCAGCAACCCACCTACGGCACCAGCGCCTGCACCGATAAGTGCACCTTTACCACCGCCAGCAATACCGCCGATGGCAGCGCCAGCGACAGTTCCGATGCTGAGGTCTTTTTCAGTTGACGTACAGCCAGAGATCGCCAGCAAGGCAATCAAGCAAAATCCAATCTTACGCATGTCCCGTCCCTTTTTCACCGATCAAGAATGATGATCTAGTTAAGGAGGGAATGGTAAGTGTCAATAAAATACGCGCCAAGACATGCTGCTAATTCACGTGATGGCATAAGCCGCCCTTGGCTCCGCCTCTACAAGACTGCCCGCTGGAAGCGAATGCGCGAGCGACAAATGACCGAGCAACCGCTTTGTATATTCTGCCTGCAGGTTGGTGACGTCGAGCCAGCGACGGTTTGCGATCATGTCATCCCACATAAGGGCGACGAGTTTCTATTCTGGAATGCTGACAACCTGCAATCGCTTTGTAAATCATGCCATGACCGCACCAAGCAGCGCATGGAGCGAGGTCAGGACATCGTGACCTTCGGGGCCGACGGGTGGCCGGTTTGACCCCCGGGGCATCAAAAAGTCGACGAAGGTCGAAAACGCCGGAACGGCGAGGGTCCATCGCGCACGCATCCACAATTCAAAATATGACCCCTTCAAAGGATTTATGCCATGGCGAGGCCCAGAACGCCTCGCGCCAAGGCGGCTGTCGAGGCGAGTGATAAGAAAAACCCGCAGCGCTTCAAAAACCGTACTGACGCCAAGGCCGACGACCCGCTCGGCAATCCTCCCGCATGGTTGAAGGATACCCCGGAGCTTAAAGCCAAGGCTGCTTGGAAGCTGTTTGAAAAAGAGCTGCCGTGGCTGAATCAGTCACACCGCACGCTGGTCGGTATGGCAGCAAATATTCAGGGTCGCATCATGGCTGGCCAGGAAGTTGGCGTGCAGGCAATGAACCTGTTGCGGCAGATGCTTGGCCAGATGGGCGCAACGCCTGCCGACGCATCGAAAGTTGCGACCGCCGACGACAGCGACGAGAAGGATGATTTGCTTGACTGATATGCCTGCGCTGGAGCGTGTGAGCGCTTACGCGCAAGCTGTCCTTGACGGTACTGAGATTGCAGGCCCGCACGTTCGAAACGCTTGCCAGCGTCATTTCGATGACTTGGCTACAGGGCATGAGCGCGGGCTTTGGTTTGACGATGATGAATCAGATCGTGTGTTCCGTTTCTTTGAAGAGCGCTTGAAGCTCTCCGAAGGCCAGTTTGAAGGCAAGCCGTTTGAGCTGCATGCATCACAAGCATTCAAGCTCGGATCGTTATTCGGTTGGAAACGTGAAGACGGTTCCCGCCGTTTTCGTCGCGCCTACATCGAAGAAGGCAAGGGCAACGGTAAGTCGCCTTTCGCTGGTGGCGTCGGGTTGTATGGCTTGATTGCTGACAAGGAAGCTGGCGCTCAGATTTACGCCGCTGCTGCCAAGAAAGAGCAGGCTGGAATTCTGTTCCAGGACGCTGTGAAAATGGCGCGCGCTGCACCAGCCTTGATGCAGCGTGTAAAGTTCAGTGGCGGTATGGGGCGTGAGTTTAATATCGCGCACCACAAATCGCAGTCTTTCTTCCGTCCGATCTCAAAGGATTCGGGAAAATCGGGTTCTGGTCCGCGTCCTCATTTCGCACTCTGCGATGAGGTGCATGAGCATCCAGATCGATCGACGATGGAAATGCTGGAGCGTGGCTTCAAGTTTCGTCGCCAGCCTTTGCTGCTGATGATCACGAACTCTGGCAGTGACAAGAACAGCATCTGCTGGGAAGAGCACGAGCACGCAGTTCGGGTTGCAGCCGGGACGCAGACGCCAGACGAGGGATTCAATTACGTCGGTGAAGTCATCGACGATACGACGTTTGCATGGGTTTGCGCGCTAGATAAGGGCGATGACCCTTTGAATGATCCGACATGCTGGAAGAAAGCTAATCCACTTCTCGGTGTGATTCTTACGCATGAATATCTTGCAGGCGTTGTTTCTCAGGCCAAACAGATGCCGGGCAAGCTAAACGGCATTCTGCGCTTGCACTTTTGCTGCTGGACGGATGCCGATAAGGCTTGGATGCCGCGTGAGACTGTCGAAAGCGTCATGGACGACTTCGACCCCGAAGAGGAACACGCTGAGAAGCCGGTTTTCATGGGTGTCGATCTTTCGGGCAGCAAGGATATGACTGTTCTTGCCTGCGTGGTTCCTACGGGTTTCATGGAAATGGAACGCGAAGACGGAGCTATAGTCAGTCTGCCGACCTTTGGTGCGTGGGTTGAGGCCTGGACGCCACAGGAAACGCTGCAAGCCAGAGCACAGGCCGACAAAGCGCCATATGAGTTATGGGTGCAGCAAGGCTGGCTTAACGCCACGCCCGGTAAACGTGTCCGATACGACTTTGTTGCGGCACGCCTCCAGCAACTTGATCAGCAGTTTGAAATCAAAGCCATCGCTTACGACCGCTACGCTTACGACAAGTTTCGCGAAGAGGTTGATGCGCTCGGCATTGAAGTCGACCACGTTGCGCACCCACAGGGTGGCAAGGTTCGAGCAAAACCTGAACCCGCCAAAGTCGAGGCCGCAAAAGCCGCTGGCCTTCCTGCGCCGCAAGGCTTGTGGATGCCGGGATCGGTCTTGGCGCTAGAAGACATGATCATCGACGGTCGGATTCGCATGAGGCGAAACCCTGTGCTGATGACTGCGCTGATGGGCGCCACGTTTGATCACGACCCGCAGGAAAACCGATGGTTTGTTAAAACCAAAGCCTCGGTACGCATCGATGCTGCCGTCGCTTTGGCAATGGCTATTGGCGCTGCGATGGACACTCCGATTGAACCGGAACAAAACCTCGATGACTTCATCAACAATATGGTGGTCATCGCTTAACTCACGACGGAGCAAAAATGGGCTTCATTGATAGATGGGTCGGAAAGCCCATCAAGCTCACCGACGGCGAGTTCTGGAGAGGTTTCTTTGGCCTTGAAACAACGTCCGGTGAAACAGTCACTTACGAAAAGGCCCTCGATCTCGATTCCGTATGGGCATGCGTAAATCTCGTAGCTAATTCGGTAAAGACGCTGCCATGCAACGTGTTCAAGGACGACGGCGTCACCATCGATCGTGAAAACGTTCTGTATGAACTGCTTCATGATATGCCCAATCTTGACGACACAGCGTCTGATTTTTGGGCCATGGTGGCCATGTGCCTTTGTCTTGATGGTAACTTTTTCGCCGAAAAGAAGGTGATCGGAGGCCGTCTTACAGCTTTGAACCCGTTTCATCCTCTTGCGGTTAAGGTTTGCCGCGACGACAGGAACAACCGCTATTACGAAGTGACTGAAACCGCCAAAGGCAAGTCAGGCACGATCCGCCGTGTCAGTGAAGACAAGATGTTTCACGTTCGGGGAATGGTCATTCCTGGCTGTGATCGTGGTCTTTCTCCTATCGGAGTTGTCAGGAACACTGTCGGCAATGCGCTCGCGGGTGAAAAGACTGCCGGCAAGATGTTTGCCAACGGTATGCAGGTTGCGGGCGTGCTTACATCTGATCAAGTATTAAAGGCCGAACAGCGAAAGCAGCTTGGCGAGACGCTAGGTCAGTTTGCCGGGTCTGATAAGGCCGGAAAGATTGCCGTTCTTGAAGCTGGTCTGCAATACAAGCAACTGACGATCAATCCCCAAGATGCACAGATGCTGGAAACGCGTCAATTCAGTGTTGAGCAGATCTGTCGCATCTTCGGCGTTCCGCCTGTCATGATTGGCCATGCTTCAAATGGAACGACGACGTGGGGGAGCGGTATCGAGCAGCTAATCCTGCAGTTTACCAAGACCTGCCTTACACCGTTGCTGCGTAGTATTGAATCAGCGGTCTATCGCGACTTGCTTGATGCCAAAACGCGCAAAACGACTGTCGTTAAGTTTAACATGGAAGGCCTCTTGCGAGGCGATAGCCAAGCGCGTGCCGAATTCCTTCAAAGGATGGTTCAGAACGGCATTTATACGCCGAATGAAGCGCGATCCTATGAAAACAAGGCAGAAATGCCTGGCGGTAACGAGCTCATCGTCAACGGGACAATGCAACCGTTGCACGGCATCGGCCATAACGGCGGGCCATCGCTTGATGGCGCGACCGAAACGCGCGCTGCTTAAGGGAATTAAATGAAATATCAGAACATTCTCTCGGCATTCGCTGCCGAGCCGTGGGCAATTGCGCCTGAAAAACTGGAGGCGATGACCGCGTTCCTTCTGTTTAAGGCAGAAGGAGGCAGCTTTTCTCCTGATGAAGTAGCTGCGCGCATCAGCAATAAGCGTGCGAATGAATTAGCTAAGACGGAAGGCTCCACTGCCGTAATTCCCGTTTATGGCGTTTTGGCACAGCGCATGGACCTGATGTCTGAGATAAGCGGTGGTGTCTCATACCAGTCGCTGAAACGCAGTATTCATGAGGCTCTTGCAAACGACGACGTGAAGGCTGTTATTCTGGACATCGACAGTCCAGGCGGAGCCGTACCGGGCACTGACGAGCTTGCCGCGGAAATCCGATCCCTTCGTGGAGGGGATAAGCCTATCATCGCGCAGGTCAACAGCCTTGCCGCCAGTGCTGCTTATTGGATTGCTTCTGCTGCTGACGAGATCGTCGTCACCCCATCCGGTCGTGCAGGTTCGATCGGCGTTTACACATCGCACGATGATGTATCGGCTTATCTCGAAAAAAATGGCGTGAAGCGCACGTACATTTCTGCTGGTAAATACAAGGTCGAAGGCAACGAAGTTGAGCCTTTAGGCGAAGATGCTCGCCAGTTTATTCAGGATCGTGTTGATTATTCTTATCGCCGTTTTGTTGAGGCGGTGGCTGAAGGTCGCGGCGTCACGAAGTCCAAAGTAGAGGATGGATTCGGGAATGGTCGCGTATTCTTCGCTCAAGAACTTATTGACCGTGGAATGGCTGACCGGATCGCCACGCTAGACGAAACACTGGCTCGATATGGCTCCGACACCACGCCCCAACCTATCCGCCGCATCAAAGCTGCGAACACCGCGCGTGCGCAGGATGCCGACACGCTGATCGCAAAGATTCGCGACGGTGCAGATATTTCTAAACGTGAGTTCGAGAACGGCCTCAAGGGTCTTGTTGGCTGTTCGAATTCAGAGGCAGAGCGGGCCGCTCGGCTCTACCTCAAGTCTGATCAGGGGGAACCTGATGTCGATGCGGATGCTGCTGTTTCGGCGGTGCTAGATCAGCTTATCGCTGAAACAAAATCGTTCAAAATTTAACATCAGGAGGACTTATGTCCGAAATTAATCTAGCCGATAAGATCGGCGAGCTTGGCCAGTCGATTGCTTCCATCAAAGAACAGGTTGGCAATCTTGGTGCTGAGTACACTGCAAAGCTTGAACAGGCTGGCACCGTCTCAACAGAACTGAAAGACAGGACCGACAAGGCGCTTTGCGAGCTTGGCGATGTAACTACCCGCATTGGCGAACTTGAAAAGCGCGCAGCTCGCGAGAAGGAAGTAGAACACGCTGGCTTCAAGGGCCTCGGTGACTATCTTGTAGAGTCCGAGAAGTTTCTTGCTATGGATAAGGGCGGTCGTGGTTCCGTTCGTGTGAAAGCTGAGCGCGCTGATATTACTTCGGCAAACACGACTGTAGGTGCTGGCCGATCTGCAAGCACTAGCCTTATTGCCGGTCATCGCGTCCCAGGAATCATCGCGCCACCAAACCGTACCTTTACAATCCGCGATCTGCTGGCTCAGGGAGAAACCTCCAGCAACAGTATCGAGTATGTGAAGGAAACGGGCTTTACCAACAATGCCGCACCAGTGGTGGAAGCCCCAACCACGCCAAAGCCGAAGTCGGACATCACGTTCAACCTCGAAACCACGCCAGTTCGCACAATCGCTCATATCTTCAAGGCTTCCCGCCAGATCATGGATGATGCGCCAGCGCTTGCTTCGTACATCAATGCACGCGGTACATATGGCCTGAAGTTCGTCGAAGAAGCTCAGCTTCTCAACGGTGATGGTACAGGTCAGAACCTGAACGGACTTCTGCCTCAGGCGACCGCCTTTGCTCCAGCGTTTACGCCAGCATCCGCAAACGGCATTGATCGCCTGCGCCTTGCCGTGTTGCAGGTCATTCTCGCTGAATATCCAGCAACAGGCTTCGTTCTCAATCCAACCGATTGGGCTAAGCTGGAACTGACCAAAGACGGCGAAGGTCGTTACATCATTGGCAATGCTCAGGGCGCTACTGCTCCGACCCTCTGGAACCTTCCAGTTGTTCAGACGCAGGCGATGGCAGTCAATGAGTTCCTGACCGGTGCATTTAATCTTGCCGCTCAGATTTTTGACCGTCAGGACGTTGAAGTTCTGCTTTCCAGTGAGAACGAAGACGACTTCGTCAAAAACATGCTGACGATCCGCGTGGAAGAGCGCCTTGCTCTTGCCGTATATCGTCCTGAAGCATTCGTTAAGGGCGACGTCGAGGAATAATAGCGGCTGGGAGGCTTCGGCCTCCCTCCCTTTTGGGAGGGTTTAATGGCGCTATTAGAGCTTGAAACAGTCAAACGCTACTTGCGTGTTTTTCATGATGACGAAGACAGCCAAATAGAAATCTATGCGGCTGCAGCGGAATCAATCGTTACAGAATATCTCGATCGAGAAGTTGTCGCGACCGGCGAATCGCCCGCTTTGCCGGACGGCATCGCTGTTGGTCCCGCCATTGTTGCGGCAATTTTACTGGTTGCGGCCGATCTGTACGAAAATAGAGAGCCTGACATGGCTACACAGGGAGAGGTTGTTTTACCTCGACACGTGCGCGCACTTCTCGCTCCATGGCGCGTTTGGCGTTCTATCACTGAAGAGGATTAAAGAATGCAACCAAAGAATTACAAAACCGACGGCGGCGATACGCTTGTGGTCGGCGGCAAACTCGTGATCGAGGATGGCGCAACGGTTGAAGGCCTTGAAGGCGGCGGTGCCGGTGCTACTGCTTGGGCCGATATTACGGGCAAGCCGGCAGTAATTGCCGCTGGCGCTGATCAGGCCGCTGCGCGAACTGCTATTGGAGCGGGTACGTCGAGTTTGGCCGTAGCAACCACAGCTCCTGCAGCTTTGGCAATCGCCGCCGCTGTCGGTACTGGCACCACAGCTGCCCGTGCAGATCATGTTCACGCACTCCCTGTCGCTACTGCGCTCCAAGTTGTTGCAGGCACTGGTGGTCTCGCCGCTGGTAATCTGCAGGTCACACTACAGGCGCTTGCAACTCGTATCGCAGCTCTTGAGGCCGCCGCAGCTTAATGCCCCACGTCCGCTTCTCCAAAGACTTCGACTGGAAGCCGCTTCCGCAAGCCACCATCGCTTATAAGGCTGGCTGGTCTGGCCTTGTGACCACTCCTTGCGCAGCCGCTGCAATCGAACGCAGTAAAGCTGTGCGGCTAAAAACTCCGAGAAAAGGTGAGAAGGATGGCGACACGCAAAGGAGCCAGTGCGCTCAACAACATCGTGGTCTTCCAACAGCGTGAAGCGGTGAGGGACGAGGGTGGCGGCACGAGCCAGGATTGGGTCGATAAGTTCGAAACTGCTGCTCGTTTGCAGCCGCGCCTTGGTTCTGAAACCGACATTGCGGCACGCACGCAAGGTATCCAGCCCTATACGCTTGTTGTCCGCAGCGAACCGCGAACAAGAGGCGTTACTCCTTCATGGCGTGCTCGGAATAAGCGAACGGGTGTCTTCTATGAGATCCAGTCTTGCGCCAATCCCGACGAGGTCAATCAGTACATTGAAATGCGCGTTGTATTGCAGGGTGGTGGTTGATGGCGGTTTTTGCACGGATTATCGGGCTAGCAAAGCTTGAACAGAAGTTCAAACGCCTGCCAAAAGTCGCTCGCGACTTGGTGCGAGCTGCAATGGAGCAAGGCGCAGACGATATCGTCGATATGATGAAACGTCGTGTTGCAGAGGACGACGGCGCCCTTCGCAATAGTATCGGCTGGACTTGGGGCAAAGCTCCAAAGGGCAGCATGGTTATCGCGACAGTCGAAGCCAGCCTCGGAGTTGATTGGACGATCACGATCTATGCTGGCAACAAAGAAGCTTACTACGCTCGATGGATCGAGTTTGGTACGCAGGGTTTTGCCAATAAAGGCATGTTCCCCGGCACTAAAAATCCCGGACAAGGCAAACAGCCCTTCTTCTACGTCACATGGCGAGCAAAGGAGAAGGAAGTGAAGCGCCGTATTCGTCGGGCCGTCACCAAAGCCGCAAAAACTGTAGCCGCAGGAGGCTGACGGATGGACCCGGTATGGGAACTGCAAACCGCGATATATGCGCGGTTATCGCAGAATGCTGCACTGACAACGCTCATCGGCTCTGACAAGGTTTACGACAACCCTCCCGCCGATCCGAGTGGGAATGTACCGGCCGCAACCTATCCGTATGTTTCGTTTGGCAGCGCTTCAGCATCTGACGACAGTGCGGACTGCATTGATGCGGTAGACGTGACTTTCCAGATCAATTGTTGGTCGTCTATGCCGAGCCAGAAACAAGTTCGGCAAATAGCTGACACTGTCACCAAGGCGCTTAGGCGATGGGAGCCTCCGCTCGCGGTGAACGCTCTCGTCACGTTCGATTATTGGCGCGCCGACTATATACGAGCGCCCGGCATCAATCAGGCTTCTATCCAGTACACGGCAGTCATCGAGACGCCGTAGCCGCATCAGCCGGAATTTACCACCACCAAAACACGAGGACCAATATGGCCCAAGCTACCACGATTAAATCGGGTAAAATCCGCGTATTGCTCGGCAATGACGCAACCCCGACAGTTTATGAAAATCCCTGCGGTTTCACGCAGCGCTCAATCACCATCACGAAGGGCCTTGAAGAGGTCAATATTCCAGATTGTACGAATCCCGACCTCGTTGATTGGGTGGGTCGAGATGCAACCAGTCTTTCGATGAGCGTGAGTGGCGAAGGTGTGCTGGCTGCGGAAAGTGTTGACGCATGGCTTGAAGCCGTGGACAGCATTGACTCCGTGCCCGTGAAAATCGAATGGGAATTCCCTTTGAAGACGATCGTGTGGACCGGCTTCATGCATGTTGAAAGCATGGAAGTTGGTGCTACCAACGGCCAGCGTGCCACGAACAACGTCAGCCTTCAGTCTGATGGCGTCATGGTTCGTACGTCTACACCGGCTGGTGGCTAATGCGCGACGCATCGATTGAACTAACCTGGGCGGATGGTGATTACACCTTCCGCCTTGGATGGGGCGAGCTGGAAGCGATACAGGAGGCTTGCAGCGCAGGCCCATGGGTAATTCTTGAGCGCCTAGTATCCAAGCAATGCCACGTTGGCGATATTTCGCATGTTATCAGGCAGGGCCTGATAGGTGGCGACATGAAACCTACTGACGCGACGAAGCTCGTACAGCGTTATGTCGAAAATCGTCCGCCTGCTGAAAATCTTTTGTTCGCCATCGCAATCCTGCAGGCGGGAATTCAAGGCGTACCGGAGGAGCCTGTGGGGGAGCAGGGAGCGGCAAGTCAGACCCAATCGACAGTCTCCCAAACGGGAAAATCAGATTTGCCGCCATCTACGGAAACGGAGCCGTCATAGGCTATACGCCGCAAGACGTTCGCAAAATGTCGATGTGGCAGTATATGGCAGCTTTGGACGGTTATATCAAAGCCAATTCACCCGATGAACCGGGTAAGCTGTCCGAGTCCGAAAAGGACGAGCTTTGGGATTGGGTTAAGGCTGGGTGATTAAAACCTGCTTGCCTAGTAGTGTTGACTTAGAATAGCATCCCACTTGTTGCGGTGGGGTGCTTATGAATTATTTTGTAATTGATGTTGAAACAGCCAATGCCGATTATGCATCTATTTGTCAGATTGGTTTGGTTGAAGTCAAAAATGGAGAAGTCGTTGGTCGAGAATCACACCTGATTAATCCAGATGACTATTTCGACTCTTTTAACGTATCAATCCACGGAATTTCCGAAGATAATGTGCGCGACTCTCCGCCATTCTCAGACATTTACGCGTCAGTATTGCCTAAGTTGCGTGATGCAATTGTAGTGCATCACGGGCCGTTTGATAGGGTTGCATTTAACAGATCTTACGAAAAATATGGACTAGATCCCTTGGATGTACAATGGTTGGACAACCAGAGAGTGGTTCGCCGTACGTGGGAAGAGTTTGCAAGCAGTGGATATGCACTTAAGAATCTTGCGCGCCATTTTAAGATAAATTTCAATCATCATGATGCACTTGAAGACGCTCTCACTACTCAGAAAATATTCAACCTTGCGCTGGAAAAGTCTGGAGTTTCAGCTGCTGATTGGATCACATTAGCGAACCACCGTAACAATTTCTTTGATCAAGGTCGCGCTTTAGGGCAGGGCAATCAATCTGGGCCCTTCTTTGGAGAGACCATAGTATTTACAGGAAGCTTGCGTGTGGGGCGCGTTGAAGCATCTGAAATTGCTAAACGCCTTGGTTTTAATGTCGAAGCAGGTGTGACTAAGCGAACGACCGTGTTGTGTGCCGGAGTTCATGACAGAACCCGTACCGGCGGATACGACAAGAGCAGTAAGCATAGGAAATCCGAAGAACTGAAACTGAAAGGTCAGGACATACGAATTTTGTCCGAAGATGATTTCTGGGCGATAGTCCCGGCGCAGATCCGTCCTAATCTGTTGCCCGTGAGATCAAATGTGACCCGCGAAACTCAAAGTGCATCGAGTGATTTGTCTTTCGAAATATCTTTGGATTCATTCTTCACCGAAGAAGAACTATCGGAATTGTTGGCAGAATTAGAGAACTATCCACATTGAAATGCTGATAAATGGGCGATCCTCACCAAAGAGACGACCTATTTATCTTCACTCTGACGTGCGATAGGTAGCTTATCAAAGTGAGACCGCACTGCTTTATCCAGCGTACGCAGTCCACTTGCCAATTCTGGCTCGTCTTTGATTGCATACGAGTTAGCATAGCTTGTCACCGCCGAAGCGAGTGTCGGGATCATAAGGCCTGCGTCTATCAATATCCTGATAGCCTCGCCTCGCGACCTTATCCTGTGCGCGAAAGACCAGTCATCAACAGCCTCCAACTCTGAAGGCGTGAGCATAACTGCAATTCGCTGATCTTTAAGCTCTTTTGTCATACCGATTAAATAACCCAAGTTTGCAACTTGGGCAAGTTTGTTGACATGTTCATTTGTTCATGGCAACTTGTGCAAGTGTGAATGTTGCACAAGTTGCGGTGAGGCTGTTCGCAGCAGTCCTCACCGCTGGCCCCAGAAGGATTGAAACATGACCAGAGCCGAAACGATTGATACCAGAAGATTGATCTCTGTCGCAGACCTAAATACCGAAATTGACAAAGAACCGCGCGTTGTTGACGTGCGTCTCGGTGCCGCTCTAGGCTTCGCTAGACCTCGGAAAATAAGAGAGATAATCGAAAGAAACCTTGAAGAAATAGAGGTTTATGGTTCTAGCGCCCCACGGCGGGGCTCTTATCGCGGCAATGCTTTTACAGAGTACTATTTGAATGAACCGCAGGCCCTGCTTATTTGCATGTTTGCAAAGACGGTTGCGGCCGCCGCTGTTCGGAAAGCTCTGATCGACGTATTCATGGAATACCGTCTCGGTCGAACCGAAAAGCCCGTCAAAGTGCAGGCGCACAATCGCCGCACATCAACGAAGATTGATGATGCGCTTCGTCTTAAGCAAAATGTCGACAGACTCGAAAAGGTCGCAGCCTCGTTACAGCAGCCGGAACTGAAATCTCAAAATGTGTGCGCTATGATTATCGACGGCGAACCAGTTTGGGTTGATGTGAATAAATATGATGGCGATGGACGTGCGGTTGTTATTGAACATGACGGGCGCATGCGCATTCAGAATGTTGAGCGAGAACAGATTCGCTTACGTCCGTTTGGAGCGCGAACCGCACTTGGCGAACGCTTTCGCTCACCGCACGGTGGCGTGTGTCGCAATTCGGTTGCGGTTGTTGGAATGCTCATAGACCAAAGCCGTCCAATGGCGGCCTTACCAGATATGGGTGCCACCATTGATCATGAGGCGATGCCGAAAACACGAGCGCCATATAAGGAAGACATTCTTCGACTACTGCCTACTGGAATGACCATGACCGCAATCGCGCGAAAGGTTGGATGTTCAACCGAGGCCGTAAAATATTGGCGCCGGAATACAGCAGTGGGTTAAGGCATTTTGCCGGTTTTGAGAAAATCAACGCAATCTTGAATTCTCTTTGACGCTAGGCGCTTGTCGCTTGGCGTCTCATCTGGTGGGCCGTTCTGCGCAATTGAATGACAATTGGCAGCGAACTGCTGTCGTTCATTTTTTTGCTCATTCCAAAAATAGTAGCCGACGAACGCGATAATCGCGATGCAGGCTGCACCAATCAATAATTTCATCAGCTTCCCCAAGCTCGCATTCGTGCGAGCTTTTTTCTTATCAGGACATCGTTGACCATGGCAAGAACTGACCTTGAAAGTCTGGTTGTTCAGCTTTCCACTGACTTCAAACAGCTTGAAAAAGGCCTTGCCCGCGCTCAGGGCGTCACCAATAAGCAATTTGGAGCCATCGAGCGTCGCGCGCGTCAGATGAACAAGAATCTGGACGGCATTTTTACACGTTCGTTTAGTGGTCTTGCCGCGCCATTGGCTGGCATTGGAGCCGCCCTTGGTGTCGATCAGTTGCGACAGATGACTGATACGTGGACGGATATGACGTCCCGCGTCAATCTGGCCGCTGGATCGATCGATAAAGGCACGGAAGTTATGGGCCGTCTGGGCGAAATGGCCCGCCGTACCTATTCCGACCTCACTCAGACTGCCGAAAGCTATCTTTCAAATGCCACTGCTTTGAAAGAGCTTGGCTATAATACTGATGAATCCCTCAACTATACAGAATCACTGAATAACGCGCTTGTTGTGTCCGGCGCCAAAGGCGATCGAGCAGCGCGAGTAATCGATGCTCTCGCTAAGGCAATGGCCCTTGGAAAGTTGCAGGGCGACAACCTCAATACGGTGATTGACTCAGGCGGACGCGCTGCAGAAGCTCTCGCCGCAGGCCTTGGAACAACCGTTGGCGGACTGCGCAAGCTTGGCGCAGAAGGTAAGATTACCGGCAACGATATTGTGCGTGGTCTATCGAGCCAGATGGAGAAATTGCGGCAGGAAGCGGCTGATATGCCTGCAACCATTGGCGATGGCTTTACCCTTCTGAATAATGCATTGCTTCAGTATGTCGGCAATGCTGATAGCGCTGCTGGCGTGTCTGCGAAGATTTCCGAAGCACTCGTAATAATTGCTGACAACTTCGATAAGGTTGCAGATGCTGGATTGCAAGTTGCCGCGGTCATCGCTGGTGCTCTCGTAGGGCGTTCGCTCGCTGGCATGATCCGTACATTAGGATTGGCTGGTACTGCGCTCACCAGTTTCACTAAGGCGTTGGCCGCTGCACGCACTATGGGCGGGCTAGCAACTGCTTTTGGTGGCCTTGGAGCCGCTGCCGGACCTGTTGGGATGATCATCGGCGGGGCAGTTGTTGGCTCGCTGATCCTCTACAATAACACCGTCGGCAAGGCCAGCGAGTCTTCAGAAGTTTATGCCGCAGCTCTAAAAGAGGTTCAGGACGCGGCAAAAGACACAGGCGACGCAGTCGAAGAGGCTGGTGGGAAGATTGCCCGTGGCCTTCCGGATAAACTTGAGGGTGGCATAGCTGTTTCACTTGAGGAAATTGCGCAGGCTACTCAAACAGTTACGGATCAGTTCGATAACCTTCGAAATGTTAGTTTTGAAGGCGTGCCACAAGATGAAATCGATAAGGTAAGATCACTTGGCGAACAGTTCCGCTCCGGTGCAATTACTGCGCAAAAGTTAGCATCAGAGCTTGATGGCATTACACGCGCAAATCCTGCGTGGGAATCGTTTACGAGTTCCGTTGAACTATTCGTTGGCAAGCTGGTGGAAGCGGAGCAAGCTGCCCGTCTGTTGCAGGCAAGGCTAGCAGACACGCGTGCCGACATGGGCCGATCAGCAAAAGATGATGTTATCCGAGTTGATTTGAATGCAATCGCGGCGAACAACTACGAAAAAGAAGCGCTGCGCAAAGCGTCTTTGAACAAGAAAGAGCACGCTCTGGAAATGGAGCGTATTCGTGTTCGTAACGATGCAATCAAAGATGGCACTAAACTAACGGAAGAAGCTATCGACCGCATCGCGAAAGCCAATCTCGCTGCTCAGGAAAGCCGAACTGCCGAAGGCAAGAAGCCGAAGAAAGAAAAAAAGACTCCGGCTGAAAAATTCGACACGACAGTTCAGGACGCCAACGACCGAACAGCGGCATTGGTCGCCGAGACTGAGGCGCTTCGTCAGATCAACCCGCTGATCGACGATTATGGCTTTGCAGCTGAAAAGGCACGCACGGAGCAGGAACTACTCAACGCGGCTCAAAAGGCCGGCATTGCAATCACGCCTGAACTGCGATCGCAGATTGCTCAAACTGCCGATCAGTGGGCACTCGCAACCGCGGAAGCCAACAAGCTTAACCAAGCTCAAGGTGAACTAAGACAGAAGTCATCGGAATGGCGCAGCACCGAGTTTGATGCGTTTAAAGGACTGGTGACTGATCTTTCTTCTGGGAAGAATGCGGTCGAGGCGCTTACCGATGCACTGCAAAAAATGATCGATAAGCTGCTCGACATGACGCTGAACAACCTTTTCGACGGCTTGTTCGGCAAGTCGGGAAGTCTGTTCGGCGGGTTCATGGGGTTCAAAGACGGCGGACTGCCTAAGTTTGCTAATGGAACGCCATCGCAGCCAGGTCCCGGCCTTATTCGCGGACCCGGCACAGGTCGCAGTGACAGCATTATCGCGCGAGTGTCGAATAGAGAGTTCATCACAAACGCTCGCTCGACAGCCAAACATCGCGGATTATTGGAAGCTATCAATGAGGACAGGATACCTGCTTTCGCGACCGGAACACCAAGCCTGCGAGCGCCCTCGATGCCGACTTTGCAAGCACCTCAACGTCAGAGCGCAGTGCAAGCCGCACCACAGATCAATATCAACATCGCGAGCGCAAGTGGTGACGATTACATCCGATCCGTGGTCAGTGATGGTGTCAGCCAAGGTCTGAAGCAATACGACAAATCAGGCCCGATGCGCTTTGCTCGAGACAGTAAACAGGCTTCAAGGCGGGGGTTGGTGCGATGATCGATCTTATTTCCACCGTCCGGTTTGTGCCGTCCTACCCGATGCTGAACAACCCGACCAGCCAGACGAAATTCGGCGGTCGGCTTATATCGACGGTCGAGTTTGTTGATCCGTATCGAACCGTTGACATGGAAACGCTGCCGATGAAGGCCAGTGAGGCGGTTCAGCTTCAAGCCTTCATTGCGGCTGCTAAGGGCGGCATGGAAACGATTGTTTATCGTCCGAAGCATATCTGCATTCCGCGCGCCTATTGGGGCGACCCGAATAACACGCACATTACTGGCACAGCATCACGCGGGACTGTGACAGGCGGCTATTCGGTCCAATTGACGGGCGTTGTCCCCGGGCTTCAATTGATGGACGGCGACATGTTCTCGCTAAAGAGTGGCGACTATAGGCAGTTCTTACAGGTCGCTTATGGTGGTGGCGCAACGGCTGTCAGCACCACGATAACCGTCAAAGTCGATCAACCAATTGCCTCTTATATCGCAGCGGGTGCTACGGCTCGGTTCAAGCAGCCAGAAATGAACGCCCGGCTTGTCAAAGACAGCTTCCAGATGACGAAGGGGCCGCGGCCGACAGGGACATTCCAGTTGATTGAGGTGCCGAAGTGAAGGACGACTTTTAGAGCCGTATCAACGATGAGATTTGCTGATTGACCCGGCGACTGTCTGGTCTATCGCAACGGTCACGCGGCTATCAGAGCCATAAGCCGAATAAACGGCAAGCATTGCCAGCACCAATGGTGCGGCAAGTATGGCGCTTCTTATTGCGGTTTCTGCGATTGGCGAGCGGGATCGTCTTCTCATGATCTTTTAATGGCGTATTTAGCTTAAAGCTCCGTAAAACGGTGTGGTTAATCATCCGTATTCTTCAGTGAAGCCAGCCCACAATCATCATCAGTAGGAGGCTTCATGGCTTTCCCAACTCGTTTACAGCAATTGCTGGAGGAGGGGCGCATTGTTGTGCGCTCTCTCGGAGAATTTCAGTTTGGCACTGGCTTTTGGTATATGTGGAACGGCTCATCCGAGTTAACTTGGAACGGCAATACTTACATCCCGAACCAGCTGATTGCGATTGAAGAGCCGCCGTATCAGATGGGTGCTGAAGCACTTCCGATCACGATCACCATGCCGACAGCAGCGGATTATGGCGTGACGCCTGATAAGCTCGCTCAGATAGAAAGCGTGGATTACAAGGGCCGTACGGTCATCTTGTCCGACGCTTATTTCGATCCGGATACCCGCGAACTGCTGCATGTCGAGCCGATGTATCGTGGCTACATCGACACGATTGATCACGTCATTGACGACGGCGAGATGGTTCTAAAAGCCAACGTGGAAACGTCAGCGCTGGAAAACCATCGTGATGGCTATCGCACCGCTTCGCATGAAGATCAGCAGCTTTTATCACCGGGTGACAAGTTCTTTGAATATGCCTCGACCGTGAAGCGCGAGAACTTCTACATCACGCCGTACCAATAAACACTCCTGACAGTTAGGACTGCCATGCATCCGCAATGGGAAAAACGCCTCGTGGCTGTCACGGAGGCGCACATAAAAACGCCTCTGGTCTGGGGTAAATCGGACTGTCTCTTGACCACCTGTGACGCGATTGAAGCTATAACCGGCACCGATCCGGCTGCTGATATTCGCGGCAAGTACAAGAGCAAGGCCGGTGCTTATCGCCTGATCAAACAGCGTGGCTATGACAATCTCGGAGCCGTCCTTGCTGATCGCTTTGCAGAAACTCCGGTCGCAATGGCTGGTCGCGGCGATGTTGGTATTTACCAGAACACGGTCGGCTACTTCTGCGAATACGGCTTCGCGGTGAAAGGCGAAGACGGTTTGCGTTTCCTGCCGCGCACAATGGCCGAGAGGGCCTTCAAGGTTTCCTGATGTTTTACATTTTGGCGATTTTATTCGCGCTGCTGGCATCGCCCGCGGCGGCGGACCCTGTTTCACTCGTTACAGGCATTGTCGGCCTTGGCTCTTGGCTGTTTGGTGGTACGGTTCTTGCGAATATTGTGCTTGGCGGACTTCTAGTTGCTGCCAAGTATGCGCTGACATCGATCTTTCAGCAGACGCCTAAATCGTCAGCCTCGGCAACAGAAACCAAATACGGCGAAAACCTCGTGCGCGAAGTTGGCCTCGGTGTCTTTGGCACAATGGGCCACCACATCTATCGAAACGCGTTCGACAAGGGCAACCACATTGTTCAGGACGTGTTCAAGCTGTCTGACTTCCGTTGCCTTGAACTTCTGCGGGTTCAGATGGATGGCGAATGGAAGTCGCTTTCTCCTGATCAGCAGGGCGACGAGGGCCGCATATATGGTCAGCGCATCCTTGGTGTGAAGGACGGTGGACAATGTTTCGTTCGCTTCTATCAGGGAGCGTTTGACCAGACAGCCGACCCGGCACTGATCGCTTATGCAAACCCTGCCGGTCGCTGGACAACAGCACACCGCGGCGCTGGCCTTTGCTATGCGATTGTCACTACAATGACGGACGTGGACAATCTTACGGCTGTTCCAAGCCTTATGTTTGAGGTTCGCGGCGCACCACTCTATGACCCTCGTAAAGATAGCTCTGTCGGCGGCTTTGGTACACATCGCTGGAATGACCAGAGTACGTGGGAGTTCAGCAACAATAACGCTGTGATGATGTTTAACCTCGAACGAGGCCTATACATCGGTACTGAGAAGCTTGTCGGTCGCGGTGTGGCTGCAAGCCGCCTGCCTTTGTCTGAATGGTTCACCGCAATGAATATCTGCGATGAGGTCATGTCAGACGGCAGCAAGCGCTATAGTGCAGCCCTGATTGCTTCCTCTGGCGACGGCGTTACCCACGAAACAAATATGACGCCTTTGCGAGAAGGTTGCGCAGGCTCCTGGATCGAAGCCGTTACAGGTGAATATCCTATCGTTGGTGCAAATCAGGCGGTTGTCGCGACAATCAGTGATGATGACATTGCTTGGGAAAAGCCTTTCCAGCTGTCACTCACGCGCACGAGAACTGAACTGGTCAACACGGTCGCCGCGTCATATGTGAGCCCAGACTTATTCTACGAAACCACTTCACTGACGACGCGTATAGATGCACTTGCTTTGGCGCAAGATCGTGAGCGACTGGCTTCAAAGGTCGATTACACGGCGGTTACCGATCATCGCGTTGGCGACCGGTTGGCAGACATCGCAATCCGCGCCTCGCGCTATCAAGCGAACGGCAGCTTTACGGTTCATCCAAAGTTTCTAGCGCTTCAGGTAGGCCAGTGGGTGCAATGGCAGTCTGATCGTTACAACCGTACGATCAAGCTGCAAATCCATTCCAAGTCTCTTGGTGCAATGGGTAGTGACAGCGTTCGCGATGTTTCGATCTCTTGGCAGGAGGTGGGCGACGGCATCTTCGATCCAACTGCGTATGCGACCAACCCTCCTATACCAATCCCGAACGGTCAACCTGATTATCTTGGAGAGGTTCAGAACTTCAATGCAATTCCGAACAAGGTAGTAAGCGAAGCTGGTCAGGAATACCCCGGCATCCGTCTGTTCTGGGATACGATTGAGGATGGAACGGTTGAAGGCGTAGATATTCTGTATTGGCCTGATAATGATCCATCGCAGCTTTTCAGCAACTATGTCACTCGTGATGTGACTGTGTTTCAGATTGTCAACGGCCTGACCAGCCTATCTGACTGGTGGGTCCGCACCAGATTGCGAGTTGCAGCGGGAACACGGCCAGTCGCTTGGGCGGTTGCCGAGAAGGTAAGAACTCTTGACGCTTCTGGTGATGATAGTCTGGTTGATTACGAGCGGCTTGATGGTGACGTTAAGGGCCTAGTTAATTGGATGACGGATGACCGGCGTGAACTGGTGCGACAAGCGCAAGAGAACGCCACTTCATCTGCTGATGGGCTTCTCAGCGCCTATTCCAATATTCAGCGACTTAGTCGTCAACTTACCAGTACGTTTGGTACGGCTCAGGCATCTTGGAAAGAAGATATTTTTGTCGCCACAGGGCCGACAAGTGCCATTGGTCAACAATTGACACAGATCAATGTAAGCCTCGGCGATAAAGCCGATGCAAGCACTGTCGTGTTGTTACAAAGCCGTGTTGATGGCGTTGAAGGCAATATGACGGCTGTCTCAAATGCGCTGACTGAAGTCAATGCGTCGGTAGATGGCACTGTGTCAAATGCGGCTTGGCGCATGACAGCTATTGCGGGCAGTGGCGGTTCTTCAGTGAGGATTTCAGCTTTTGCCCGCATTAGTTCAGGCGATAGCTGGAAACAAGCCGGTTGGTTTGTGAATGTCACTCCAACCACCAGTCAGTTCATTGTGATCGCGAACCAATTTGCCATTGCTGATCCCGATAATCAGGGCAACTTTAGCTATCCGTTTGTTGTCCAGTCAGGTGTCACAGTTCTTAACGTCGCGAATATTGGTCAGTTCACAGCAGGCATTGGAACTTCGCCAGATGGTCGCTTCCGATTAGACTTCCGTGCCGGCTCAATCGAGTGGTTTGATTAAATGTCGAGAGGTTTCCTAAAGGATGTAGGAGGTGTTAAGCGCCTTCGCATCGTCAAAGCTGGCTATGATGCCAATAATCTAAACCTGCCTTACAACGCTGTGGTGTTCGACAGCATATTCCCCACCAATCTGACGCCTTGGGCAACGGGAGTTGCAAGGGTGGCTACGGCTGGAACAAATCTGAAAATAGTTTCATGGCCAAGCCCCGGGTATATTCCGATGACAATCGTCAATGTCAAAGCTGCGAACGGCGAGATTTATTACAATGTCGTTCCTTGGACTTCGAACAATCCGCGTATGTTTGCTTCTGCAGACGGTATTTATCTCAGTGCCGGTTCACTGAACTTGCCGTTTGATGTTTCATACATGGCTTTCCGGGTGGCTTCCTGATGGTTCAACGTGGATGGATTGATCTGGCAAGCAGCGTGTTCCGAGTTTCTATGCCGGGAGTAAATGTTAGGACCGCCACACAAAGTCAGCTCATTGTTGATGAGCGCGTCATTTACCCGCAAATTCTACAGGTGATATTCGTACCATTTGTTTCGGGTAGTCCTGTTTCTGTGGTGCCGATTATCGACTACGGATTTGTACCGAGGGTGTGGGCTTATGGACGATACTCTGGCGAGGACAATCGCTCGTTCCCCGCCCGAGCTAGTTACTCATCAGGTGGGAGCAATCAGCTTCAAAACCACTTCTTCTTTGCTGCAACTCGCAATCAAATTGTCGTTGAGTTTCCAACTCCAACCTTTTTACGCGGGGCACAATTGATCACCATGAGGCCGTCATGACGAGCGCGCGTATTAGCAAAGATGGTGTTTTTATCGCGAAGCCTGGAAGGCAAATTGAAGAAGGTGAAGCTGCATTATCCTTCTCGCCTATCGGCTCGCAACAACAGATATTAATGGCAGGGAGTGCGGCCTTTGCAGCTTACAATCCGGGGGGCGATATGGGCGGCACCTACAATAGGGCAGTTGTACCATTTGGCACGACTTTCGTTGAGCCTCCAGTGGCTTACTGCATGGCAAACGACGCTGGAGGTACCAGAGAGATAGCTCTCACCATGTACTTGAGCCTCGTCGGGTCAGTGGTTCGACGTGAGCCGCAAATCTGGTGGGAGACTACTGTTTCGGAATTGCGCGTCTATTCATATTGGGCGCTGTCATCCACACCTAGCGCAAGCTTCGTAATTTGCAGAAATGAGGCATCGTAATGCTCATTGTTCACGACGTGGATGGACGCATCCTGTTTATATCAACTTATCACGCTGCTGATGATTACGAGGATGCACTGACAGAGCAATGCCTCGGTTTCATTCGCTACGACCAACCGTGCGATGCTTCTAAAGTCGTCGCAACTCACTTTGTCGAAGATGGATCATTGAAGGAACGGCCATCGATCAGCATTGCCAAAACGACTGTGAAAGTCGGCGAGCTGATCGAAGTCAGTGGATTGCGTGGGAAAGCGACAATCCAGATCGATGATGAGGAATATTCGATTGAAGATGAAACTCTCAACTTCGAAGCGGAATATCCCGGCGAGTATGTGATCAAGGTCGATGCATGGCCATGCCTGCCATTTGAAGCACAGGTGAATGTCGAATGAAGCTCTCACTCAAAAAAGACATGACTTGGGAACGGTCAAAGGCACGGCTTCGACTGGATGCACAATTTCAGTCACGGATAATCGAAGCGATAGGTGACAAAGCCGCGCTCTATGCTGTGAAATATGCATCGGCTTTGGCCTACATGAACGGAATGCCTTCACCTCTGATTGAAAGTGCGGAAGAGGCTCAAGCCATCATAGCCAAGAATACCGAAATGCAATCTCGCCTAGCTGTCATCGAGACGGAGCGTCAGGCGTTGCAAACGCAGATCGATAAGGCGGGAACAATGCACGATCTTGCTAGATTTTTAAGCTTTTAGTCATCGGAGAATACAATGGCTGTTTTGTCAGATTACACCTCTGGCACGATAACGCTTGCCAATGGTTCAACGGCTGTGACCGGCACCGGCACACTGTTTAATGTGGCGAAGTTTCGTGAAGGTGACACGCTTCAAATCCAGAACCTGACGGCTGTTATTGCCAGTGTGAACAGCAATATATCGCTGACACTGACCGTGCCTTGGACGGGCACCTCGCTAACGGATGCGCCGTATAGAGCGAGATATTTGCCTGACGGCGCGCGGGTAACAGCACAAACTACAACACTGATCGAACTTCTCGGAAACGGTGTCTTGTCCAACATTGCTGAACTTGGCGTTGAGGATGGCAAGGCGCCTGTCGGCAATGCGGCGGGTGAGTATGAGTTAAAGTCTGTGCCGACAGATCCGAACGGCAGTCTCGGTAAGTTGGCAGATCTAACTCTTGCTAACCGACAGGTTTTGCAAACGGACGGTTCAGGCAATCTCACGGCAATAACTCTTTCTTCCAAGCAAATTCTACAGACAGACGCTAACGGCTCTCTCACCCCGTTGTCATTAGTCGCTAACAAGATGCTTGTAACGAACAGTTCTTCGCAAGTGGCGCTTGTTGACGATAAGTCCGTACGCAACCTTTCAACTACAAATGTCGCGTCTTCAGTTGCTTATGTCGATGTAACTATACCATCCGGCTTTGATGTATTTGAGCTTTACCTAAAAGAACTGATCCCAGTTAATAATGCAGTGGCCCTTCAGATCCAGTTCAGTACCGATGGAGGATCGAGCTTCTACACAGGCGCAGATTATAGAACCAGTGCAATATCTGTAACGGGCACAGCATCAGGTGGTTTTGCTGGTGGCACGATCACAAACAATGTTCAAATCGGAAATGACATCTCCAATGTCCACGGATTTTCAACGAGAATTTCTGTTTATCCTGGTAGCCCTATAGGTCGTCCAGCAGTGTCATCGGTCACAGGTCTGCAATCGTCTTTCGGCTATAAACTACAGATAGCGGCGGGTTTGTTGATCACAGTAATGCAGCGGATCACAACCATCAGAGTATTTTTTAATTCTGGCAACGCTGCCAGCGGGAAACTTATCTTGACGGGAGCGTGATATGGCAGAAGCTATGAAAGACGGCGAATATGTAGAAGTCGATGCGGCTTGGTTGCATGCCCGAGACAGCGGTGAATTTATTGCTCCTACGCCGACACCGCAGGTGGTTTCGAGATTTCAGGCTAGAGCGGCATTATTTGCGGCAGGACTATTGCCCCAAGTTGAAAATGCCATTTCCGAGGCTGAGCCTCTTGTGCAAATGGCATGGAGCGATGCTCAGGAGTTTCGGCGTGATAGCCCTACAATCTTAGCCTTAGCTAATGTGATTGGCTTGACAGAAAATCAGGTGGATCAACTCTTTACCGAAGCGTTTCAGATCGTTGCGTAATTAACCTATCCCCACAATCGGACCGACCACACCGCCCTTGAAGCGGTTTTCCGTGCCGTAAGGAAGTACTAAGAATCCAGCGGAATGAGCTTCATGAAAGCGGCTGAGGTGAAAGCAGATTCATATCACCGCTCATCGGTCGAGTTTTATCAAAAATGCGTTCAATGCTATCCGCTACCGCTACAAAAAAAGTCAAGTATCCAGAGATGTACATGGGAAGAAGATAACGCCATTCCAGTCCTGTCTCCGACAATAGATAGGGAATGGTGTATAGCAGGCCAAACACATAGACTGCACAAGGTAAAGCATTTCTGTTTTTTAGACAGAAAACAAAACCAATGACCCCCAGCAAAATTGACGGCCAATGCTTGAATAGTAATGATGTTTTAAGTGATATAAGTGTTTCCACTGTCCACCGGTACCCCGGAATTATCGGGGAGGAAGTCACGTTGAGAATATTCGGATCCACATAAGGGTGCATCGGAAAGTATTCTGCTGAATGTGCAATTTGGCCTCTTATGTACGCGAATTTGTGACGGATGAACCCTGTGGGCGATTCCCATATGAGCATGGGTAGGCGGTCAATAATAAATTGACCGTTCTTCAAGATTCGATCGAATCCGATAAGCGCGTCTTTTGGCCAAAACATAAGCCCATTTCCACTGTATAAATACAATGGAATTGAAGCTTCCAGCGCGCCATCGCCAAAAGCGGCGTCATAATACGGTTTCTCTTGCGCTATCAGCTTCTCTTGCAACTCAGAGTTTGAGTTGACAATTGTTCCGAGATATTGATTGAACAGTGCAAACCTTAACATTGAGCCTTGCTGTTCTACTCCAGGCATCAATACGGATGCCTTTGTACCCAAAGCAAGAATGACGCAGATGGCTGCTGCAACAGCCACTCGCGCAAGACCATTAATGTTGTGTCGCTTCCCGATGTAGATAAACCAAACTACTGCGACTAACGGCAAAGATGATATCGCGTTATATCGGATGCTTATAGAAATAAAGAATAACAGTGTTCCGATTATCAGCCATTTGGTGTGTGTGAAACCGCTCTTATAAAAAGTGTTGAAAGCGAGCAGTCCGAACACAGCGAAAGCAAACACCCAAACGTCTGTCCAGTGGACATTGGTATGCACCCATAGCGGCAATAGACAGAGCATTAGCGCAGAACATACTGCTAGTGAAAACCATGATCGAATTGACACCGCAATAACAACAAAGATTGCGGACCATAACAAGGCACCCTGGACGAACGAAAAGGATGCAATTGCTGCCTCTCCGGTTGACGTTGAAAGAAAAAACGCTCTCTGGATTATCGCCATTAGCGGCGGCTTAATCGTATCATAGTTTTGTGTAACTGCTTGCTGCCAACTGTTAGCGCTATCTCGCGATAGAAAACCTGGATAAAACATAAGTAAAAACAAAGTGCTTATTAAAAGCGCGGTAAAAACCGCAGCGCAAATGCGCGCCCTTACATTGTTGGCATTCTCATGGTGCATAGTGTGAGGCGACCTATTATCCAAAACCATCGTCACAGATAACGATTCATCCGACATACCCAATCGTAAACGATATCACAAACAGCAAACCGCCCTTGAGGCGGTTTTTTCATGCCGAAAGGAAACCCCGGCTCGGAAGTGTGCCGAGCCGGGGCAATGCGAGCCTTCCAGTCGCGTCGTTAAGGTTGGCCCGCATTTTCTTTTAATCATTGTGGCAACCACCACAGTAGAATGCATGCCAAAGCCGTTGCCAGTACGGCACCAGCAAAGAGCAAGGTCTGATCTGAAAAGGTGAAATTGAAAATTGTCATCTGCGATTATGCTCCGACCAGATCATAAAGCCGATCAGGGCGAGCAACGCAGTCGTCATAAACCCAATGAACCAACCCATAACAATTCCTCCGCTCAGTAAACGCCTTTAGCGGGAAAAAAGTTCAATCACTCTTTAAAATAGAAAGCCCCGACAGGCGGGCCTAGCCGGGGCTGAGCGTTCTTGAAGCGGGGGCTTCAACCGCTCCCGATCATCACCCCACAAAGTAAGGAAAACACAATGGTCAGAACCATTGAATCAAACCCGCTTCTCTTGATGCTGGGCATCAACGTTACCTTACTTCGAGAACTTCACCGGTGCTTCGGTCAATAACGACACGCATATCATTGTCGCGGCGGTCTATTCCTCGAATGACATAAGAGTTCCTGCGTCGTGAGACACTTTCGACTTCATCCATTCCTTCATCCCGCGCAATTCTCGCGGCTCGACGCTCGCTTATTTCTCCGCGATCTGGTCGGCGATCCCGATCCATCCTACGGTTTCCATCTGGAACTATTTGAATTCCATTCGGACCGACCTCGATGCTTTGTGCTTGTGCTGGAGCGGAAAAAGCGACAGCCGACATGATTAACACTGCGATTGCTGTAAGCTTGTACATGGCAACTATCCGTTCAAGGTTGTGCGCCCACCGTTCAATTGAACGAGCTCAGTTCCCCTTAGTTCCTGTGGCTACTGTCAACTCTCCTAACACTCTGAATATCCTGTGATCGCTGCAGCGCTTTCTCTCGTTTGAATTCCTAGGACAATCCAATGAACAAAACAACGTTCTTCGCGTATGCGAGGCGCGCGCCTTTTGGCGGCCGTCTCTCGCAGGCGCAGGTTGATGGCACATCTGCTATATTGACCGAAGCCCTCAAGCGTAATCTACCCGATGAGCAGATCGCGTATATCCTAGCGACTGTCTTTCACGAGACAGGCGGCAAGATGCAGCCGGTCGTCGAGAACCTAAACTACAACACTGCATCGCAGATCAAGAAGACATGGCCGACGCGATTTCCAACCGTCGCAAGCGCAGAGCTTTATGTCCGCCAGCCTCAAAAACTTGCCAATAAGGTCTACGGCGGACGCATGGGCAACGATAATGCTAACGATGGTTGGCTTTTTCGCGGGCGAGGCCTGCCTCAGATTACAGGCGAGGACAACTACAAGAAGTTCGGCATTGCTGATGCACCTGAGAAGGCGCTAGAGCTACCCACAGCAATCCGCATTCTCTTTGAAGGCATGGTGCTGGGTAAGTTCACGGGACGGAAGCTGGGCGACTTTTTCGGCAAGGGTAAAGCCGATGCTGAAGGCGCGCGGGCTATCGTCAACGGCACCGATAAGGCCACGTTGATTGCTGGCTATTACCGCAATTTCCTCGACAGCCTCGTCGCTGCGCGCGAAATGAAAGCGGTGGCTGTTGAAGATGCCAAGCCTGACGACGTGCCCCTCCTCAAGGATAAGGCGGTGCAGACCATCGTCGCAGCTGGTGGCGGCACGTTCGTGACCGGCCTTATTGGTGCGGTTTCCAATCCATGGGCATTCCTGACCGTTGCCTTGATCGTGGTTGCCTTAGGTGGTGGCTTCTGGCTTTGGCATACAGGCAGGCTGGAACTGAAGAGGATGGCGGTGTGACGTGGCTTTTAACATTGCGCTCCAAGATTACAGACTACGCCGTGGCAATCGCTGCGGCTCTGGCCGTCCTTGTCGGCGCATATCTCAAAGGCCGGTCTGACAGCAAAACAGCGCAGACCGCGCGCGACGCACAATCGGCAACCAAAGCACGGAAGATAGAAAATGAAGTCAGCCGTCTTGATGACAGCGCTGTTGACGCTCGGCTTGCTAAGTGGATGCGCGACAAGCGGTAACTATTGCAATATGGCGCGGGCGATCTACGCCAGCCATTACGACACATCAGAAACCAAGCGCCAAATCCTGGCAGAGAATGAGAAAATGGAAAAGCTATGCGGGGTGCGGCCGTGATGAACGAATTGATGGATATTGAAAAATGACCGGCACTGAAATCATGGGGGCTGTCGGCTTTATCGTGATGCTGTTCGGCTTCCTGTTTGGCCTTTGGAAATATATCGAAGGCCACATCAGGACGGTGAGATCAGAATGCGGAGTTAAAGCTGACGCAGCTACCGCACTTGCCGCGCTGACGAGGCAGGAGCTTTCAGACTATAAGCTGCGTGCGGCTGAAACATTTGCAACAAAGGCCGGGATGCAGGAGCAGACCTCGCAGATCATGCGTGCCATCGAAAGCGTTGCAAACCGCATTGACGGGCTTACCGAGCGCATGGATCGTGTGTTTGAGCAGAAGACGACGCGGGCGCGATCCTGATGTAGTAAAAAAGCGGTCTTTGGGCCGTTTTTAAGCACGTTTAAGCCCCGGTTAGAGCATTAACGCTATGAGATGGTGATCTATTAGTCCCCGAGAACGGCTTTCTCTTAGGCTTAGGCAGTAATCCTTCACGTTGTGCTTTTTTCTTCGCTTCTTTTCGGGCCCTGCCTATGGCAGCTTCCTTTTCGCGAATTCGTTTTTCTGAAGGCTTTTCAAATGCACGGCGGGCCTTCATCTCACGGAAAACACCCTCACGCTGTAATTTCTTTTTCAAAACACGTAAGGCTTGATCAATGTTATTGTCTCGGACAAGAACTTGCATAACGGCTCCTAACGTCTAGCTTCCAAAGATGAATCACGGGCTATTCTTGCTGCCCTCAACCGATCAGTCTTAGCGGAGGTCGCGGATTTTTCTTCATTGAGAATAGACTTAGCTGTGTGATCAATTCGCGACTTGAGCACCTCGGGGTGCTTATTAAGTCGCTTGAAAAGAGTATCTTTTGTGTATTCGGTTATCATGGCGATGTTCTCCAAATATAAAATAAAGCCTATGACTAACGGGCTCGGCTTTTTGAACAACCGCCAGCAGTTCGTCTCAGAACGTTTGAAAGTTTTGACCAGTCGCGCGGCGAAGTAATGCGCTTTGAGATGTTTCCCATCAAGCGGGACTGATCCAAAGGCGAAATATCAATCTTACTGGATTGATTTGTGAGGTTTCGTGAATGGTCTCGTTGGTTTTCCATAAGAGCCTCTCTGTTAAATTTATTAATTCAATGAGCACGCAAATAAAAAGGGCCGAGCGTGCACTCGACCCTTTAAAAGTAAACTTCTTTCAACAGTGCCAGTACATCCGTGGTCAAAGGAAAGGAGAAAACCTATTTATGCAGCCTGAAGGTTGCAGGCCGACATCTTGCCGGACTTCATGTCTCGTTCCATATCGTAGCCAATCTTCTGTCCTTCGACGATTTCGCGCATTCCGGCGCGCTCGACGGCAGAGATATGAACGAAGGCATCTGCACCACCGTTATCAGGCTGAATGAAGCCGAAGCCTTTTGTGGAGTTGAACCATTTGACTGTGCCAGTGGTCATAATAAACCCTTTCATAGAAGTATAGAGGGCAACACGCAGTTGCGTGAAGTAAAGTGATAACGATTATTAAAAAGGGGTTCGTTCAGGACGCGGTGCTAAACGCGTAATAAAGCAAAACTCATCAAGAAAATATCGATAATTAATACTTAATGCGTGAGCTTGAATTTGTCAAATTATATTTATTTTTATTCTTGAAAATGGAATTATATATAATGTTTGTACGGATATTTGTTCGGGAATTATTTCAAAAACTTACAACAGGCGAATGTTCAAAAAAAGGTCGGGTGATCCAGATATTTGTCAGACGCTGAGCGAGGTAATTTCTGGAGCTATTTCGGCGCGCTGCTGTTGACGCCCCTTTCACTTCCACCACAATGAAAAATTGCTGGCCGCCAACCCGCTAACCAACCAACACGAGGAGACTGTATGTCCAATGACAGACAGCGGGCGAACACGCGCCTCTCACAAGAAGAGCTATTGCGCCGTGTTGCTGCATATCAGCAGCACGGTACACTTACGAAGGCTGCGCTCGCATGTGGCGTTAAGAAGTCCACCTTTCACGACAGCATCAAGCGTGCGGCTGAGCTTGGCTTGATGGGCCCAAAAGCAACGCTGCCGGGCTACGCGATTAAAAGCCTGACAGAGACGCCAAACGGCACATATATGCGCCAGACGAAAGAAGCTGGCCCGGTCTATGAGGCCACGGCCGGTTTGGCGGTCAAAGGCAAGACGACGCTTGTTAACAGCGAAGGCCGCATAGTCACCCAGCACATCATGGAACGTGAGGACGCCGACCAACAGCGCGCCACTATCACGGCTATGGTTGCCGCCCTTAAAGAAGAGTTGCCTCGCGTATCGATCATGCCGGCTCCGAAGGGCCGTCGCGAGGACCTGTTGAATCAGTTCACGATCACCGACAACCATTTCGGCATGATGTCGTGGCGCGAAGAGACCGGCAGCGATTACGATCTGCGGATTGCTGAGCAGTTGTTGCTCGATTGGTTCTCAGCAGCGGTAGCGCAAGCGCCCGACGCTCACACGGCCATTCTGGCGCAGCTCGGCGACCTGATGCATCACGATGCGCTTGAAAGCGTCACGCCTGCACACAAGCACGTTCTGGACGCTGATAGCCGACTGCAGAAAGTCATTCGCATTGTGATTCGTACGATCCGTCGCATAATCGATATGCTGTTGCAGAAGCACGAGCGGGTTCATGTCGTGATGGCGTCGGGCAATCACGACCCTGCCTCATCTGCATGGCTGCGTGAAATGCTGGCCGTTATGTACGAAGACGAGCCGCGCATCACCGTCGATAATTCACCATCACTCTATTACGCGTTCGAGTGGGGCAGCACGATGCTAGCCTATCACCATGGCCATAAGCGAGGTGTTGCGAATATCGAAGGCACGATTGCTGGCATGTTCCGCGGAATGTTTGGCCGGTCGCTACAAGCCTATGTCCATATTGGACACAGACATAGCGACGAGGCTAGAAAGGGCACGCTGATGTATGTCGAACAGCACGAAACGCTTGCGGCTCCTGATGCGTATGCGGCTGGAGGTGGTTGGCTGTCGGGCAGATCAGCCAAGCGGATAACTTATAGCAAAGAGTTCGGTGAGGTCGGTCGCGATATTCTCCGGCCTGAAATGGTGCAGGGTGCTTCGCGCGTGCCAGTGGCTGCGAATGATAATGTGGCAAGTGAGATGAGGGCAGCAGCATGAAACTAACCGTCTACACAAAGCCCGGCTGCCAGCAGTGCATTGCGACAAAGAAAACGCTTGAGCGTGCCGGGCATGAGGTTGCGTTCGTGGATATCACGCAGGATGCAGATGCAGCGGCGACGGTTCGTGGTCTTGGCTATCAGTCGTTGCCTGTTGTCGTTGTGAGCCGAACGAAACATTGGGCAGGGTTTCGGCCGGACCTGATTAAGGAATTAGCACCATGAACCAATTCCACATCGGCCAGCAAGTGGTCTGCATTGATTCTGTGGTCGGCTTTGAGCAATATCTCGAGATCAAGGAAGGCGAGGTCTATACAATCGAGTGGATAGGGCCGTTTGAGCATTACATTCACTGCTCTTATATCGGCGTGCGTCTGGCCGGTATCAATCGCGGGACCTGTCCGCAGTTCGGTTACGAAAACCCGCCTTTTTCAGCGAGCCGATTTCGTCCGCTTGTTACTGATCGCTTGTCAGCCCTACGCGGGTTGCTCGCTGGCGGTCCCGTTACAGAGAAGATCGAAGAGCCGAAGCGTAAGGTGAGGGAGTGTGTATAATGGCCCACAAAGGGCAAACCACCTATTTAGGCGACATTACCATTCACGGTCTGTCCGCTATTAAATCCGACGGCGGATCGACCAGCTATTACGAGTTGCCAGAAGGTGCGAGCGAACTGAACGACCTTATCGAGCACAAAGGTATGTCCTTTGCGCTCGGCAACATCTTTAAAGCTTGCTATCGCTTTGGCGAAAAGGACGCTGCCAGCCGCCTGTATGATCTGAACAAGATCATATTCTTTGCGGAAAGGCTCAAAGCGTTGGAACAGCGCGCAGCTTAAATAAACCTCCCATCGGACGGGAATCTCATCGTCAATTATTGCAAATCAAAAGGACTTCGGATTTCTCCGAAGCCCTTTTTTAAGATCGTTATCTCTGGTTTGTTATTTGCGGTAAGCCAAGCCACCCCAAATTCTGCCTTCTTCGCGATGACGACCACCGTGAACGGCTCCGATGTAAGCGGCAACTGCGGCAACAAGTGCAGATGCTGCGAGAAGGAATGCCGTGAGGATGCCCGTTATTCTCGCTTTTTCAGCCGCGTCGGCTGCTTTCGATTTTACTTCTTCTGCAGTTTTTTCAGCTTGCGCCTGTATGTCAGCAATCGTCTTTTGAGCTTCTTCAACCTTTTTTTGAGCGTCAGTACGCAAAGCCTGAACGCGTTCAACCGTCTGGTTTACACGAGTTTGAGCATCATTTTGACTTAGGCCGGTTCGAGTAGCGACCTGATTAGTGAGCCATTCGCGATCCGCGTCGGAGATTTCACCCGTAGTAAGTAGGTTTCCAAGAATACCGCTTATCTGACGCTGAAAACCCGCCAAATTCTGCGCTTCCTGACCCACTTCAGAGTTACCCTGACCGTCTGTACGTAGGAGGCTATCAGTGAGGTAGTCTAACGGGTTTGTTTTCAATCCTTGTGGCAACATCTGTTCAACAGATGGAGCGGCCGCTTGTCCGGCGCCTTGCGCCAAGCCTGATACAGCTTGCCCAGCACCTGAAACAATCCCTCCAGCCAACTGACCAACACCCTGAGCGGTGCCGCCAACGACCGTGGCTGTGGTTTGCACAGCTGTTTCAGCAGCACTTCCAACCGCTTTAGCGCCGCCTGAAACGACGCTGACGAGGAGCATGGCCGATACGATAGTACCAAGTCCCCAAACCACCAGTCCATTCAGGCCGTCCCGAATAGTGGATTCATCGCGAGTTGACGTTCCAGTAGGTCGACGCATTCTGCCGGTGATATATCCACCAAGCATATAAGATGCCACCATCGATATGATGATAAAGAGTGCAGTTAAGACAAGCCATACAGCACTAATGTCTCCACCTCCATCGACGGAGAATGAACTTAGGCCAAGACCACCAGCGAATGTCGTCAGAACAATCATCACACCCGAAGCGACTGTAACGCCAGCAAAAATAGCCGCCCAATCGACATAGCTGCGATCAGGCGTATTTTCTACAACAGTTGAATCTACCATCAACGTAATCCCAGAAAAGAGAGGATGAACAACACAATAACAACTAGTCCTACTAAATAGATGATGGAATTCATGTTGGTTATCTCCTTCAAATAAGTAACAATTCCCGATTATCGGGTGTATTAATATCGGGCTTTACGCTCTTGTTGAGAAAACTCATGAGCCGGTAAAAAGTTTCATTGAAGATGAAATTTAATTAATTTATTAATACTTAGACTAGTCCGGATATGGCGATTTCGTTTTTTTGGATTATCCGGTGAATTTATTTACTTGTGTGAAGGCTTTCGTTTTGGTCTTTTGGACCAAAGGGCTTTATTTTTCTGAAGCTGAAAGATCTTGCGGATTGAGGCAAATAAAAAAACCGGAACATCTGCTAACATCACGGGGCACGGAAACGTTCACGACCCAGCTTCCACCGAGCTGCGCGTCAAATACTTTATCAAAATATGACCGTTCGCCACTTCGACTTCTTGCCAACCTGCTGCCTTGGCATCTGCAATCAAGTCGGGGACGCCGGGTATAAGCCCGCCTGTTTTTGTCCTAGTATGTCGCTCCACCCTTTTTGGGCTTTGTTCAGTTAATTCTTTGACCGATCGGGATATGGTTCATCAGGCAGCTTCTTCTTAGGATTGCCCGGAGCGTTTGATTGTTCATGAGTAGGTTTTTCGTGCTGGTCCTGGGGTTCAACCGGAGAAGGATCGACTGTTGTATGTTCTCTATGAAGGTCAGGGTCTGACCAGGGGCTTTTCTTTTTTTCCATTTAATCCTCCCGAAATTAGAGAACCCCGCCTAAGCGGGGTTCAAGGAACTAGGCAGCCTTCAAGTTAATTTTAGTTTCGGCTAATTTGGTCAAGTCGTGATCAGTTTGACCCTCTTCTTGCAGTGTTGCGTCAAGAAGCTTTGCTACATCCTTGTGACCAAGTTCAGTGGCCCATCGTTTAAGCGTGCCATATCTTGTAATTTCGTAATGTTCGACTGCCTGTGCGGACGATATCAAACCGGCGTCAAGCGCCTTTGTACCCTTGAATTCGTCGATAATTTCCTCACCCTCAGCGATAATACCTTCAATAGCATCGCAGGTTTTACCCTGAGCGCGCTTTCCGAGGAGTTCGAACACCTGCTGAAGCCGTTCGATGTGCTCCTGAGTTTGTTCCTTATGCTTTTCGAATGCTGCTTTGAGTTCAGGCGCGACAGCCGCTCTTGCCATCTTTGGCAGTGCCTTGACGATCTTTCGCTCGGCATAATAAATGTCCTTGAGCGTGTCGTAGAACAAATCGTCGAGCGTCTTTTCCTTGGAATTCGGCATTTTTCTCTCCATTAGAGTTTATGCCCCTGCATGGAGAGTCAACGTTCATGGATGCTCTTGGTTCCTCGGCCGAAGCCTAAGATTTTGTTTTGCCGAAGTTCAGATAAACTGCTCATTCTAGAAAAAATAAACTCCTAAATCAGTGAAGTCTGTTCCTCGTTATCGTTGCTTGGCGTCAGATCGATCAAATCTGCATCGGGCAAAGGCTTCTGCATATCCTTGGCTTCATCCCAAGGAGCGCGAAGCCACGTGTCGATTTCTTCTGTTGTGCGCAGAATGACCGGCATTGCCTTTGGGTGAACAGGCTTGACCACGGCATTCGGTTCAGTTGTCAGGAAGCCGAAGATATCGACCTCGACCGGTCCCTCTTTTTTCTTCCGCACACCTTTCCATGTGGTCCAGATGCCTGCGAACGCAAAGAGCGGCCTTTCCTCGTTGAGGGCGAACCAATGCAAAGGCTTTCGCTTCGTCTTCGAGTCAAGCTCTTGCCCGTATTCTGAAAAAGAAGTTGCTGGAACAACGCAGCGGCTCTCGACGCCTTGCCAGCGTCGCCAATGCGGGGAGGTGAGATTGCGAATGTTCGTCACACCGCTATCAGCTTCGCCCTTCACGTAAATAGGCGGGGTAGGCATGCCCCAACGAAGGTGTGCAAGCTCATGCTCGCCGTCAGGAAGATTGCGCAGAACCGGCGCCGGATAATCGGGATACACGTCGAGCTGCGGATCAAAACGGTTGGTCACATCACCGAATTTTGGGAACAGACGGCGCATGGCCTCATGATTGGTCGTGATGTTATAAAGATTACACATGCGCTCCTCCTGACAGGAAGAGAATAGGGCGCAGTTTATCTTCGTCCAGCAAGCAAATCTTCGCCTTGCTGTTTGTGCGCGCGACAGAACCAAAATTGTTCCCGGCTGGTCTTATATCCGAATGTACCCCAAGCCTTGCAGTCGACATCATCGCACCAATGCTCGAATAGTTTGCCTGGTTGTGAGACGTGGGCTTTATCGTTGTTGTATCCGGGCATTCTACCTCGGCGCTCGATAAACTACGAATTCGCTCTGCCCCTTCATGGTGCAGGCCTCACAGCGAAGTTTCCATTGATGCTGTCGCAACGGCTCGTTCCTGTCGATTTTGCGTGCAACTTCTTTTGTATTCAGATCGTTTATGTATCCGCATCGTGTGCACAGTCCGCATAGAATCGCCCACGGCTCCAGATCAGCAATGCGGGTGAACGCGTCAATTTTCTCGTGTGAAGGTGGCCTTGGCATGCGGTTTATCGAACGAAAATTCGTTCCCATTTGCCATGGCCAAAAGGCTTGCCGCCATGACGACGCATGAAAGCGCTCATGCGCCTTTCAGAGGGGAAGCTAAACACGCAAAAATCGATCCCAGATTTGCGCGCCATGCGATGAGGCAAGTTAGCACCAAGACGGCCTGCGTCCCGGTGCACTTCATGTCGCGCGCATTTCAATGCGTAGGATTCAGGAAGGGCGACTTGAAACGTATTCATTACGCTGCCCTCTTAAAAAGTGGAGCACGTTGGCCATGGGTGAGCGCAAGATGTGAGAGTTCTATTTCACGTGCAAGAAAGTCTCGGTCTTTAAGTAGTGCTTCTATAGCCGCGTGCACATCGCCTCCATGGTAGGCGAGAACCATCTCAATTTCGGCTTCATAATTCTGCGCAAGGGTATTCATGGATTTCTCCTGAATTAACGAATGTTCCTATTTTGTTCTATTTTGAAGTAGGAGTCAATAATTCTGTTAAGATTGCAGATACGTGTGCCGTGAGGTATCATGTGCCAACAATATCAGGAGATCATTCTTGGCGAAAATAAAAAAGCGCTCGTGGGAGAACGCGAGCGGAAAACATGAAGCTTGGCAGTTGGATTTCACTGACAGGCATGGGAAACGCCATCGGGAACAATATGCAAAAAAGAGGGAAGCAGAAGCACGACTATCTGAGATCATAACTGAGACAGGGACATCGACGTATAAAGAGGCGGCTCAAACGACAACTGTCGTTGACGTATGTGATGATTTTTATAAGGCAATGGAAACGCGCAATAAGCGCGGCGAAAGCGTTGTTCAATCATATCTGCGCACGACTAAGCAGCACATCGACAATTGGATAGACCCAAAAGAAGAAAGCGCTGTCGGGTTCACGAAGGGCATTGGACAAAAGACGCTGTCTGAATTGACCACATCAGACGTAATCAAACTTAGGAACGACATGCGCGATGCATCAGCCGGCGTGGTTACAACCCGCCGTGTGCTCGGCACCTTAAGCCGCATACTGAAGCACGGCGTGGAGACGGATAAAGTGGGGATAAACGTCGCTAAGGGCGTCCGAGTTATCGGAACACGCGCTGAAGCTACTGAAAAGGTCACGCCACCATCAAAGTTAACGCTGGCTAGCATCCTAAAAAAATCCGATGAGCAACTGGCACTTCGCATAAGGTTCGCAGCTTCGTCGGGTCTCCGAGCCTCAGAACAATGGGCATTGCGCTGGGCGCATTTGGACTTGAATAACGGTTACGTCTCCGTTGAAACTCGCGTTGATGCTTATGGTGAGTTCGATACAACCAAGTCGTCTGCAGGAAGGCGAACCGTTCCAATCGGCAAGGCGATGCTTGATCAATTAAAGGTATGGAAAAGTGTAACAAAGCATGGTGATTCGGAAGACTTTGTCTTCACCGATAGCAAAGGCGGGTTCGTACGCCATACAAACTTTATGAAGCGAGATTGGAAGCCGATAAGCAAGAAGGCCGGCGTAGCGGATATGGGTTGGCACGCCCTGCGTCATTATGCAGTTTCAACATGGATCGAGGCAGGGCTATCTCCGAAGGCGGTTCAGACTCTGGCCGGTCATTCAAGCTACGCGATCACGATGAATCGATATGGCCACCTTTTCCCATCGGATGATCATAAGGCCGCATTCGACAAGATTGCTGAAACGCTGGCAGGATGATTGATTGGCACATGAATGACACATGAAGTCAGTAACATATTGAAATATAAAAACATATACATTGACTTTTAATCAGTAGGTCCAGGGTTCGAATCCCTGCGCGCTCACCAATTTCAAAGACTTAGCCCTATCTAAAGACATTGGTTTTACAGGACGCCATATACTTAACAGTTGGGCTTCTATGTCGTGCCCTTTCTCATCGCATCAATCACGTTGCGACCTGTAAGGTAATTCTTGATGAGGATGCTTTCCCATTCAGATTTTGAATGCCCCGCGTTTATTGAGCGAAGGATAAAATCCATCCGGTTCACTCATTTGGATCGGCTGGACGGCCGTTGCGGAATGCGGTGAAAAGAATGCGGTTGATTGATATGCTCAATAGAACACAAAGGAACGACTCATGAGCAATTTAGAAACAGCAATTGCGGTAGCTGCGGCGGCTCACATGGATCACAAGAGCGATTCCGGCGATCCCTACATTCTGCATCCGCTGCGTGTTATGATGGCCCAGAAGACGCTTGAAACGCAGATTCTGGCGATTATGCATGACATGATCGAGCACACCAATACATCATTGAATGATGTCTACTCGTTCGGCTTTGACGACGACATCGTTTTGGCTTTGAATGCGATTACCCGGCGTGATGACGAAGACTATTTCGTCTACGTGAAGCGAGCCTGTTCAAATCCCATCGCGCGACCAGTCAAGATCGCTGATCTGCGCGATAACTTGCTCAGCTACGGCGATGACGAAGAAAGCAGAGTGCGTTACACGACCGCTCTGGAGATGCTCGGGGAGACGCCTTGAACCAATTTTACGTAGGTCAGCAGGTCGCCTGCATCGATTCTGCTGTCGGCTTCGAGCAATATCTGGAGATCAAGGAAGGCGAGGTCTATACAATCGAGTGGATAGGACCTTTTGAGCATTACATTCACGGCTCTTATATCGGCGTGCGACTTAAGAATGTCGATCGCGGCACATGTCCACAGTTCGGATATGAAAACCCGCCTTTTGCTGCCCGACGATTCCGCCCACTTGTTAAAGACCGCTTGTCGTCACTGCGAGGCTTGCTCGCAGACCGGCTTGTAACTGAGCAGTTTGAAGAGCCTAAGCGTAAGGTGAGGGACGTTGTGTGATGGGTGGGATAAATCCCACGATCGATGATGTCGCAAAAGCCTTTTCATCGCCATCCATCAGAAGGCTGTGCAGGCGGGAAGAATATCCCTGATCGAATCTGACGGTGTGGGTCGACCAGCCATCACGAGTTGCCATGGTTGCTTACAGCTGAACGAACTAAACAAAAACATGTCGTTTGCACTCGGAAACATCTTCAACGCCTAGAGCATTTCTGGATTAAGTTAAATCATTAGAAATGCTCGATCTTTTTGTTTTTACGCACATCTTGCCCGAAAGCCGATACCTACTTTTCGGGATATGCTCTAGTCCGCTCCGGTCAAAAGGGCGCTGCCAGCCGTCTATTGATCTGAACGAGAATTATCTTTTTAGCTGAGCGCGTCAAAGTACTGGAACATAAAAAGACCGCCCATTGGGCGGCTTATTATTCCATATCGGGGATTTCACCATACTGGTAAATAATGGCTGGAGGTCCATATTCACCAATGTCTGGATCAGCTTCTCTGCTCCAAGCGACTATTCCGGTATGTTTTCCCTCCAGTGATCGAGCTGTACGCAACGCCCGTCCCTCGGTATCAAAGGCCACTGGATCAAAAGCGGAAACCAATTCACCATCATCATTTCTGTCAAATGCCGCAACCACGATAAGACGAGCCGCCGTCAT